ATTTTTTTAATTATATTTATTAATATCTTTTTAGAACTCAATACAGAGTTCAGTTTAATTAATTATAAGGTATCCAAAATCTGAAGACTAAGGATACCTTTATTTCATTAATTAGAGTTTAAGGTTATTAGAAGAGCAAAATGCATACTTAAATGAAATTATTACATACGTACAGTAAAAGAAAATAATATTAAAAAAATTATGCATAGAGTGGTTCTTCTAGAGGAGCGAACATAGTGAGAGACTCACCTCCCTTCGGGAGGAGGTGATGTCGTCTCCTATAGAAGGTTCACGATACATAATTAATATTTTATTATTAATAATCTAATGAACCTTAAAAGAGTACCGTCCACTCGCCCTTGAAGAGGGCGGGGACTCTCACTAACGTTCGTACTTTTTAAGAACCATTAGAGATATATTATCTTTCTATCCAATTTCTTTTTCCCCTTTATATTTTCTATTATGTATTGGGATATCTTATTCAGTTTCTTGAAGGCCCGAAACGGAATGTAATGGAGTGAAGGGGATATGAATACTAGGTTCCTTAGTCTTCGATTTTATATTACAAAAAAAGAAAAGAGGAATTTATTCCTCTTTTAATTTAATACTTTTATATAAAGTTTAATACTTTCTGATATATACCACATACAAGATTCGATATATTATCTAGAAATAATTTTTCAAATGATGTTTGTTTAAGTTTATTATATGGAATACCACTAATTTCATTTGTAACTCTTGACAATTGTTTTAAATTTACGGTTATAGATCTTTTTAAGAAAAATTCAGTAAATCCAATGAATTTAATTAAGTTATCTACAAATTCCAACGCCTTTTTATTATCTTTTATAAAATTTCCAATAATTGTTTTCGAGTAGTTTATTGGAATTTCTCTCATAGATAAGTTATTAGATTTGAAACGATTAATTATACTATTAGTTATCCTATTAAATAGATTTATGTAAGGAATTGCGTGTTCATCATTATTTCCGAATTCATAAAACCTATAAGTAATTATTCCATAAACACGTTCTACATAAATATCTCTTGCTTTATCATAAATTACCTTTGCTTTATGATATTTAGAATCTATTTCCACAGCTATTCCTAAATAAGGGAAGAAATAGTCTAGTAAGAAATATCTTGTATTTCTGATACTATCATCCAATCTAACAGAGAAAGAATTTAAAATATTATTCCATAAACTTGTATTCTCAATTATTATTGGAAATTCCTCAATATAATTATAATATCCTTTAATATTGTAATTATTATCAATAAAATTTTTAAAATTAATAGAATAGCTACTTTTATCATTTAATATTGCTTTTTCACGATTAAACACTATATCTATTAATTTATTATTAATTTTTACTTTTCTAGGAATAAAATACATTCCTATTACGTAATTTCTAATCAAATTTAAATCCATATTACATATTTGTTATTTATGTCAAAAGGTTAAAAAAACAAAGTAGCAAGGGTCTCTCAACCTCCTACTACCTCTACCTAATATTGCCTTAAAGCCTTGTCCGAATACTCGACCCTTATCTTTATCGACTTCTTATCTGTTAACCATATACAACAAGGTAGCTACTTAGGATCTAGAATATTAGTAAGTAGCAATCTAATATTAATAAGATTCTGCAGTTAATCTTATATCCCTATCATATATAAGAATTTCCCAGTTTCTCAGACGGTTAAAAATAAGTTTTTGCGTTTTCTATAGAGTAAAAACCTTATATATGCAGAAAAATGTTAGAAAAATTTATATAATAGATTGGACTAGTGTTTTTCTTTTTTTTTACTTTTCATTATAATTATAGAGGAAGTAGGAGATAATAGAGATCCGGAAACTTTATTATCTCTGAAATCCTTTCCTTTAAAAAATTATAATGAAAGTAGTAAATATTAATTTAATTATAAAAATAATGGAAAGTAATTTATCAAACACAGAAAATGGAGTAGAATCCTCCATATCACAGGATAAGGTGAATAATAGTAACCTATACCTTGATGAAACAGATTCTAAAGGTGTTCCTCTCTTAAGAAGAGTAGAGAAGTATCCAGATCTTCCAGAGGATGAATTTATTCCTATAGATTTCTCTCTTTATGAAGATAAATTAATAACGAATTTTCCAAAAGAAGATTATTTAATTAATAAGAAGGGTGAAGTAAAAAATAAAAATACAGGAAAAATAATAAAACGCAGTCAAAAACAAGAAAGAGGTAAAAGTAAAGCAAGATATTGCATGATTAATTTTTATGGAGTTAAACAAATATGCCTACATAGATTAGTTGCAACTACATTTTTAATAAATCCAGATATAATTACATATTCTGTAGTAAACCATATAGATCATAATACATTTAATAATAAATTATCTAACCTTGAATGGGTAACTATTACTGAAAATACTAATAAGAAAAATGGAAAATCTTCTGAAATATCAAAAAACCTACTTATTAAATATGTTGCGATAGATAATAATGGCAGTGAGAAGTTTTTTATTACTAGTAAGGATTGTAATAGATCAGTAATAGAATCTATAGAAAGAGCAATTAAACGAAACAAAAATATAACAATTATTACTGGAAAAAAGAAAAGAGAGTAACAAAGAGAGAAGAAACTCTAAAATTAATAGGGTTTTCTGGTAACTTAGAAGATTATAAATGGTTTGAACATTGGAAGTATCCAGGATTATATGTATGTAAAGAAGGATTTATAAAATTTAATAACAAACTTTTATACAATATAAATTCTGATGGATATGTTAGAGTTGGATTTAAATTTAAAGATAAGAATGTAAATTTAAAAGCTCACAGAATCATAATAGAATTTATAATTAAAAGAGATTTATTGTCTGAAGAACTAGTAGATCATATTAATACTACTAGATATGATAATTCTTTTACTAATTTAAGAATAGTGGATTATAAAGAGAATAGGAATAATACTATAACAAGACAGAAACTTCTTGGGAAAAAGTCAGTATTAACAGATTTATATGGAAATTTTTTAGACTATGATCATTTTGAAAATTTAAAGAAAAATTATTTTCATACAGAAAATAGAATGAATAGAAAGGAATTAACCGATTGCAATATTTTATTTAAACAGTATTTTCTACTTGATATCGACAATAGAGAAGTAATTACTACAAAAATGGAAAAAGTTCTTTATGTTTTTCAATCGGATAAAAAGACTTTAGTAGGAGCTTATAGCTCTCCAGATATGGCATCAAAAGAACTAGAGGAATCTGAGGGTTTAATTTATAAATATTTAAAATCTGGAAATCTATCTCCTAGTAGTCATTATTTTCTAAAAGGTCCAGAAGCTGTAAAATTAGTTATTTCTTTAGGTCATGGAAATGTTATTAATTTTGATATCAAAGATAATAAATAAATTATGAGTAATAGAAAAGAATTAAAATTTTTATTGACAGTTAGTGAAAAAGTAGTATCTGTCAATTCACTTTATCAGGCAGGTTTAAAATATGTAGCGGGAAAACCTAGACCGTATATTTATAAAAATCCTAAAGCAGTAAAATTAGAAAGTGAAATTATAAATCAACTCAGAGCATTAGATTTATCTGATTATGTAGATTGGTTAAGAAATACAAAACAATTTACGATTACTATATCCTTCGTTGTAAAAACTAATATAACTCGTAGAGATGTACAAAATATGGACAAACAAATAATAGATATTATTACTAAGTACATAAAAGAAGATCTAGGAGTTGATAAGTTTGACGATTCTTTATTTACTTCAGTACATTTTTATAAAAGTGTTATTCCAAAAGCATCTAAAGAATATTGTTGTGTTCAGATTGTAGAATCTACTGATCAGATTCGTTTTGATCAAGAAGATAAGCCTAAGCGTATTTTCTTGGGAGGTACTTGTGGTGAATCGACTTGGAGAGAAGAGTTAATTCCCGAGCTTGATAATCTTGGTCTTGAATATTTTAATCCTGTTGTACCTGATTGGACTCCTGAATGTATAGAAAAAGAAAACATCGAAAAATCCGAACTTTGTAATACACATCTCTATATCATAACCCCGGAGATGAGTGGTGTATATAGTATAGCAGAGATGGTTAATTCTGTATGGGAGTGTCTTTCTAAGGGATCTGGTTTTGTATGGATTGGAATTTTAGATAATGATAATTGGGATACCGGACAGCGTAAATCATTAGAAGCGACTTTGAGATTGATTAATGATATCGCCCAGGGGAATTCTAGGGTGAGGGCAAAATTTATAAAAACACCAAAAGAAATATTAACGTAATGAGAGTAAAAAGAAATAATACTGTAGCAGTAGTAAGAGTTTTTACTGGCAGAGATTTAATTGAAAAATTATACTCTGAAGGTTGGAAAGTAGAACAACGAGAATATGGATTAAAAGGAATTGCTAAATCTTTTAAAAGCGGTATAAATAAATTAAAGAATAAAGCTGCAAAATCTCTAGAAAAACAAATAGAGACTTCTAAAATAAAGAATCAAGAATTAGCTGATGAAGCAACAAAGGCTGTTAATATTGATAAAAATATTACAGAAAAATTGGTAAATAAAGCCAATGATGATAAAATAGGAGTAGTTATTAGTAAAGCTAGTGATATAAAAGGTTCCAATATTGAAAGGGATATGGTAGTTGATTCTAAAGCTATATTAGAAGGAGATGATATATCAGTATTACCTCCAACATTAAATAAGAGAATAAGAAGTACTGCAAAAGAGAATAGAAAAGTAGTATTTCATCATCCAGATTCTGGTAATGAAGATCTTGCTCATGAATTAGGTCATATTAAAAATGAAGATAAAAGTAGATTAAGTAGATATACGAATAGTTCAAAAGTAAGAGGTGAATTAGATAAGTCTAGAAAGGAATTAGAGGATAATTCAGCTGTAGAGAAAGAAAGAGGATTGATAGTTGGAGCAAGAAGATGGATAAAAGGAAAACTTGTGGAACATGAAGAATCTAAAGCAAGTAAAAGGGGATTAGAATTAATGAAAGAAGTTGGAGTTAGTAAAGAAGAATTAAAGAAGGCAGAGGATAAATTAATGAATAAATCTCTTGGAACTTATAAAGAAGCTAATAAAATATACTACAAGTCTCCTATTGCTAGAAAATTAAAAAATTCACCAGAAGATTAAAAAAAAATTAGGAGTATGTTTTTCTTAAAAAGAGATTATGTAGTATCCTTAGAGAAAAAATTAGGGATATTTAGTCATAAGTTATTCTATTCAAAAGATTATGTAAAAAGACTTGAAAGATTAGTAGAAAATTTAGATAATGTAACTTTTCATACTGTTCCAGAAACCAGTAAGGAAGTAAATGAGGTTATTGAAAAAATTAAAAATGAAAATCTGAATAGAGATATTATATATCCTCATATAATTAATAATGATTTTAACTTCGATCAAGAAACTCTAAATAAGTGTGGTTATAATTTTATTAGAAGTATAGAGTATTTAATCGAATTAATTAATGAAAAAGATGATTTATTTTTATATTGCAGTAGAGATAATAAATTTTATACTAATCGTTATCTTATAGATAGTCTTTCAGATATTATATATAATGAGGAATATCAAAAAGCTTTAAAACTAGAAAATATAGAGCCAAATCTAAATCAATGGACTAATTTTTTATACAAAAATTAGTATGTTTTACATATATGGAAAGGTTAAAACCTAATATATGAAAGAACATTAGAAAAATTTATAAAAAATATAGATTAATCTAATGTTCTTTTTAATTTACTCATTTTAAATTGGGGAGAATAGATCTGATAAGGGTTGCAAACTTTATCTTTTCGATGTCTCCCTTTTTAATAAATTTAAGATGAGTTTAAGGTTGTTATAATATTTAATAAAAATGAGTAAGTTAATTGTTAATCAAAGTGAAGTAGAATCTGTCACTGGTGAAGATATGAATAATAGTAGTATCTACTTACCTGAATGTGATTCTAATGGAGTACCATTATTAAGAAGAGTAGAAAAGTATCCAGATCTCTCTGAATCCGAATTTATACCTATTGAATATCCTGAAATAAAGAAAGGAATGTATAAAATTAATAAACTTGGACAAATACTTAGACTGAAGGATAATAAAATCTTAAATGGAACTATAACTGTTAAAAACTATAAGCAAGTTAGTTTATTGAATATAAATAATAAACCTAAATCTTATAGAACACATAGATTAGTTGCAAGTACTTTTCTTATAAATCCTGATTCTAATATATACGATGTAGTTAATCATTTAGATCATAACACTATTAATTGTAATCTTTCTAATCTTGAATGGACAACTATAGCTGAAAATAGTAATAAAAACAGTGGTAGATGCTCTAGTATTTCTGAAGATAAGTTAATGAGTTATATAGCATTAGATGATCAAGGAAATGAATTATTTGAGATTAATAAGTATAATAATAAAGGTTATGATTTAAATTCTGTAATACAAGCAGTAATAAAAAAGAATAAATATAGAAAATATTATTGGAAAAGATCTAGGTTATCTAAAAAAGAAGAGGCTCTTAGGTTAATAGGATTTTCTGGTAACTTAGATGACTATGAATGGCATGAACATTGGAAGTATCCAGGATTATATGTATGTAAAGAAGGATTTATAAGAAAAAATAATAAATTACTTTGTCATATTAATGAAGAAGGATATGTTAGAACTACAATATTTTATAATGGGGGAAAAAGAAATTTAAGTGTTCATAGAATTATAATGGAATTTCTTTTAAAAAGAGATCTCAAAGACGATGAAGTAGTAGATCATATTAATACTATTAGATATGATAATAGATTTGAAAATCTTAGAGTAACTGATTTGGAAGGAAATATGAATAATCCATTAACTCTTAAAAAATATAAAAAATTAAAAATTATAACTGATCTATTAGGAAATTTTTTAATGTTAGATTATATTAATGTAATTTATAATAAATTTTTAAAATTAGATAGTAAAAATGTTTCGGAAAAAGTAAAATCATCAGACTACTATAGTAAACGTATAACTATAAATAATAAATATTTTATTATAGATCTAAATAATATAGATAAAGTATTAAAAAATATGGAAACAGTAGTATATGTAATCTCTAAAGATAAAACAAAAGTAGTAGGTGCCTATATTAATTGTATTGAAGCTAGTAAATTTGAAAAACCTTCTGTAGATACTATAAGAGAACGAATAAAAGATAAGAAAATAGCTTTTGATGGTAATTATTATATGAGAGGATCAGAAGCAGTTAAGTTAATTCTTTCGTTAGGTTATGGAACATCCTTAAATTATAAAAAATTATGATAATAATATTAGATAATGGTTTTATTAATATGGCCGTTTAAGGTAGTAATATCTTAAATTATTAGTAAGTAAATTCGGTGAAAGACCTTAGAAATAGACTTCTAATCTAAGTAAATCCAATACCGAGCTAAGAATTAAAATATAATTCTTAGTGTAACGAATAAAGACTTACCAAGATAATAAAATATCTTGAAATTATATTCTGCTCTATATGAAAAGTTTATTATATAGTTAACATAACTGCATGGAAATAATACCCCTGGAAAAAGAAGTCCAGATGGGGTTTTACGAGAATATGCTTATACAAGAGAAATAGCAAAACTCGTTAAAGAAAAATTAGAAAACGAACATGGGGTTAAGACTATACTTTTAGTCCCAGAAGAAGAAGATATTAGCTTAGGAGAAAGATGTAGAAGAGCTAATCAAATTTATACAAAACAAGCTAAGTGTGATGCTATTCTTATATCTATTCACTTAAATGCTTGTACTGATGGGTCTTGCTGGGGAAAAGGAGCGGGGTTCGAAGCTTACACATACTACGGTGTTAGTAAATCTGATATCTTAGCTGAATGTTTATATGAAGCTGCTGAAAAGTATCTCCCAGGAAAAATTATGAGAACGGATCTTAGTGATGGAGATAAAGATAAAGAAAGTGGGTTTTATATTCTCAAACATACTATAATGCCTGCTGTTTTAACGGAGAACCTCTTTATGGATAATAAAAAAGAATATGAATTTTTATTATCGCCTGAAGGAAAAGAGGCAATAGTTAATCTTCATGTCCAAGGAATTTTAGATTATATAAGTAAAATAAAAGAACAATGAAATTATATAGTAAAACAGATTACCTCGAGTATAAAACAAATCCACAGTCAGGAGATTACTTGGGGAAAATCTTATCTGAATGTTTTGAAAATTTCTTAGAATCGGATAAGGAAGTTAGAGTATCAATCTTAGAAAATATACTTAAATACAAACTAACCCTAGAAGATACGACTGAGGATTATCAAGCATGTTCAGTAGTATTATCTAAGAATTTTGATGGGATAACATATTCTTGGATAGCTGAACAATTCGGATATACTCTCATTTCAAATCCTAGGAAAATTACAACACTCGGAACACTTCTTGGATTTGAACTAGATATTGCTCATGGAAATTTACTGCCTGAAGAGAGTTATACTGGGGAATACCTAAGTTGTGCCTATGAATCTTTAAGACGTAGGTTAATTATGAACTCTATAGGATGGGGTTGTACAGTGAGCAAGGAATTAGAGGATGCTAAGAAATGTATGGAAAAGCGAATGAAAGTTTTTGAGAGATATTTTAGTGGGAATATTAAGTTTCCAGTATTTTCTCAACCTTTCATGAACTCTTCTTGGGATCCTGACTTCTATGGATTTTGTTATGGAGATGGAACTTACGGCGAATGGAACTACTCTTGGGCCGGCTTTATCGGGAGAGAATATCATGATTGGACAAGAGAAGATCAGATTTATTTCTCATGTCTCTACGAAGCCACTGATCAATATTTGGAACATCATTTAAATATGCTCCCGACAATGATACGGCCCGAACTTTTATACTTCGCCGATCTAAGTCTCTATTGTGGATGTTCTGGAATATGGGCATTTATGAATAGAGATATTTCTGGAGATGAAAAGAACTCCGAATTAAATAAACTTTACACCAGATTAACAGCTTTAGGGAAAATTGAAGGAGCTGGGATGGAAGTATATAAAGAAATGGCAGAATCTTTAGGAAAACATGCTGCTAACTATTATGACCTAGATGAGATACAAGAAATAATAGGTTATAGAATTTATTTGTAATAATTTTTAAAAACGTTTTTGATTATGATTAATGATGCATTATTGAGTGGAGCTGCAGGTGATGTGAATTCTCCCGCTGCAGGACTTCCAGTAACTGAAGTAGTTAAGAGTCTTGATATTAAGAAAGATGCTACTATTCCACAACCTCTTCCGACTGATAAAGAAATTAATATTACTGATTCAGAAGGTATTAAATTTGTTGTAGGTGAAGAACTCGAAATGAAAATCGGGGAAGTTAAGTTTTTAGAACTTCGTCAAGAACCATTTATTTCAAATCTTCCTTATGTTACTTATGAATCTAGTAATCTTAGGGTAGCTAGATTTATTGAAGATGGAGTTATTCTTGCTTGTTGTCCTGGAACAGTTAAAGTAACTGCAACAACTAGTGAAGATGTTAATAATCCACTAGTAGCTACTCTTACAATTACAGTAGTTGATCCTAATGCTCCTAAAGCAAGAAAGGGAAAAAAGTAAAGTAGAACGTTATAACCAAGCAGGAGGACTTATAAATCTTCTTGTTTGGTTTTTGATTTTTGTAGAATAGATGGCAAAAAAGAAAGAAAATAATATAAATCACCTAGAAACATTTTACTTCTCAGATATTCCAACTCAACCTTATCCAGTATATTCAATATCGGAATCTGGAAACTTATACTCTCTGAAAAATATAGTATACCCAGGAAAATCAGCTAAAAAATTTACTCGTGCAAAACAATTGAGGTGGAGATCTCAACAAGCTAGATTAGTAGATTTCTTAATAAACATAGATTATTTTTACCCATTAACTGTTTATAGGGAATTTTTAGTACCTATTCAGAATTCTCTTAGACTTCCTGGCATTTCTGGAGGTTTTTTCTTATGTGATTTCTATTTTCCAGAGTTATCCTTAGCTTTAGAGTTGGATTCTGACTATCATAACTTAGACGCCGATAACCTTAGGGACGAATACTTGGAACAGCTTGGAATAGAAGTCTTCAGAATATATAACTTAGAGAAAATTACAACACAGAAGGGTAAGTTTAAAGAATTTATAGCTCTTCTCAAATCTAAAGTTCCTGTTCAAAATCCACGTCCCTTTGATTTCCTCGGCGACTTAAGAAAAAGAGAACAGGGAGGAGATAGTTCAGGGTTATGGAAAATCGATTAAACGCTTCCTAGTACCCTCGAGAATCTTATTATTGATAGTATATAATAAAATAGAAACTTTATTAAATTAACAGATCATGAAAATTCAAAGAGGAGTAAACCCAGAAAGTAGAATGATACAAATTACAGTTACTACACCATTATTAGCTGAATATTATAACAATTTTAGTGGTATGATTCGGAATAATAGTAGTAGTATTTCTGAGGGGGTTAATGTTGAAAGAGTAAACACCGATTCAGCTATGGTATCTTTTCCACTTCCATCAGATTCTCAAATGATAAATCATGGAGATAAAGCATTAGTTTCTATGCCTCCAGAGGTTGTAGATAAATTAAATGATGTAATAAATAAGTTCGTTAATTGTGGACTTCGGAAAACACTAAAAACAGTAGAATTCCTTCCACTTAACAACTATGAATTATCGGGACTTCAGGAAGATATTAAATCTGCAATAGAGAATAAACGAAACTTTTGCATTCTCAGAGATTATAAAGAGTATCAAAAAATGTCGGAGGAGAGAAAGTATCAATTTACCCAAAAACTAATCAAATACGGTACCTCAGAATATGCAGATGTAGCTCTTCTAATTAATTCTGGAAAAATGGATGAACTTAGAGGATGGTTAGATCCGCAGTTGAGTTATTGTGAATGGATTTAAATGATTAACTTTATAGTGTTTCCTCCAGGTTTTTATATCAGAGGAACACTTTTTATTTATTATAATATATGGAACAAATTAGTAATAATGTAATGGTACTGAATGTAGGAGATCAGATTCCTCCAGGTACCGAAGATGCACTAAAAATTTATTTAGGTGGTAGTATGGATCTTGGACCTACTGGAGAATACAATTGGTTTCAGAAATTTATAGATGGAATGAAAGTAGCTGTAGATCCAACAAAAGGGTATATGAATTTATTCAGTAAGTATAATTATATAATATTTAATCCATACTATGTTCCTAAGAATCCAGCTCAGAATATATTTAATCAGGAATTTACTCAAAAATGGACTTGGGAAAATCAATGTCTTGAGATGGCTGACTGTATATTTCTAAACTTTCTTGGAAAATCTACTAGTCCTCTTCCACTTTACACATTTGGTTATATTGTAAGAAGTGGAAAATTAGTAGTAAGATGTCCAGAAATTTATACTAATTATGGAATTGTAAAGATGGCATGTGATACTTATAATGTACCTCTAGTTGGTAGTAAAATGGGAACTGTAAATCAAATTCTCAGTCTTATGTTTAGTTTTATCCCTAAATTTCAAGAAGTAGGAAATAATACATTACCAGAATAAAAGAAAATGAAAACACTTATTATTTTAAAGGGATTAGCAAAAAATGAAAAGCTTGAATGGGTTAAATCTCAAGGTCTAGAAAATTTTTTCCTGGATTATTCTATTTTCAAGAGATTATATAGTATGCCAGAATTAGATCGAGATAAAACAACTGATATCTTGGGGAGAACGAATATTAATCTCATCTTTAAGTCATGGTTTGAAGCGATTAATAATAAACTTGAATCTGGATGTCTAGTTGTTATTGATTATGACCAAGAGAAAACCAAGATTTTAGAGGATATGGGTATGATTTATGGTTATACCTGTTTCTATAAAATCTTTAATATCCCTCATGACTATACATCGAATCCAGAAAAGTATAGTCCGGTAGGATTTAAAAGAAAAACAAAAGAGGAATTAGAAGCAGAAGTTATTACATTTCTAAATCTTCAACTTGGATATACAAAGAAAATTATAGAATACTCTGATGTTACTGATTACTGGAAGAAGAAAGAAGTAATTCTAGATATTCCAAGAAAAGAGACGATGTATTTTTTCTCTGATCTTCATTCCAATTATTCTCTCTATCAAAAAATTAATCTCCCTTCTGGAACAATAAGAGTACATTTGGGAGATTATATTGATGGTCCAGAAGAAGGTGGATCTAGAAAACTTATAGAAATGATTTTTAAGAATGCATCATACTATAATATATTCTTAGAGGGAAATCATGAACGTAGACTTAGAAAATTCTTGTTCTGGAGATGGGCTGCAAGTAGTAATTCAGGTGGAAGTAGGGCTATTATTGCTGAGATGCTTTATAATTCACTTCCAACAGACTTTTTAACAACAACAGCTGATGAATTTAGATCTTTAACTCCAGGAGAAGCATTGACATGGTTGAAGAGATTAAATGATATCTTAAGAACCCATATAATTATTAAAAAAGACGATACTGTTTTTTATTGTACACATGCTGGAATTAAATATCTTGAACAACTTAGTCCTAAATTTATAGGAAATGTTATCTATGGAAATCGAGATATGGATATTTATGATAAATGTTTCTCAAAAACTATATGGAAACCTACAGGAAGATGGTCGGTTCATGCTCATTGTAAGTATCCATATGGCGTTGATTTCCTTAAATATGATGGAGTAGTTAATCTAGATCCATCATGTGAAAAAGAAATAGTTTATATGGAAAATAACATTAAAAATTTTTTACCATGCATCGTACAGTAACATTAACAGTAAAAAGTAAAGACTTAGGAAAAGTATTAAGTTCTTTAGAGATGAGTAAAGACTTCGAAGAGAATACTACATTAACTCTTAGTATTGATATTGAAGATACAAAGAAAAATTATCAAGTTCTTTGTGGATCTCCTGAAGTTTTGGAATGGGATTTTATTGAGGAAGATAAATCAGAGGATGATGAAATCGTACAGGAAACAAAAGATAATTACAAAAAGTCAGTAAATCCTGTAACTGATATAGAAGAAGCGATAAAAACTGTTAAGGAGAGTCTTAATAAGGAAGAGTCTTTCTGGTCTGATAATATATATTCAGTTGCCGTAAATACAGGAAAAACTCTTGGGTATCTTGAAGGGTATGTTAAAACTTATGATGATATAATTGAATTTATCTTAATGTCTTGGAGATTATCAAAAAAATTCCCCAAATATTCAGTAGATTTCGTTCAAGAGTATATCCTTCCAGCAATTATCCAAAATCAAACAGATATTTCAGAAGTATCAAGCCTAGATCGAAAAATTCCTCTCCTAATTACATCTTATTATTCTGGAGTTAAAACAACAAAAGAAGTACTTAAAGATGTGATTAGAAAAGTTCAAGAATCATGGGAGATTATGAAAGAAACTGAAGATGTAGTTTCTTTAGTTACATTATTGTTTGGTGGTAAAAAAATAGTAATGTCATGACGGAAGAAATACTTAAAGATATAAAAACTAGTTTAGGTTTAGATGATGTTGATGAAGCTATTCCTTATATCAATCAATGTATTCAAGCTAGAGATAGGATTTTATCAGACGAATATTCTGATTTTAAACCAGGAAGCTTAGTTCTTGATACTAGAGATAATGAAATTGGTTTTGTAATTGGACCAATCAATATGTATGGAGATATTAATACGGATAGTTTTGTTAAATTATCACACAACGCTAAAGTAAGTGATAAAAATACTACAATGTTAGTAGTGACTCGAGTAATTGGAGGTTTAGAGAATGAAAGACGTTCTAATTTTAGAGTTAGGTATATTAAACGAGGCTATCTAACACCATTAAAGGTAGAAGAGAATAATCTCGATTACTCAACTAATAGTGTATCAGATCTTGATACTTTTTGTGGAAGTCAGTGTATTATGGAATGTACATCTGAGTGTAAACTATATAAATATAGAAGGAAAAAGTAATTAAAAACAGAATAATACTAGGAGGGAAACCTCTTAGTATTTTTTATCAAAGAATTATGAGTAAAAAATGGTTACATGGAGCTATACCTGCTCTACTAATTCATGGCTGTATAGGAACTGTTTATTGTTGGTCCTTATTGTATGATTATATAAAAGAATCTATTACTGGTAATTGTACTTGGGCATTTTCCTTAGCCATATTTTTCTTAGGGATTTCTGCAGCTTTTTTCGGTCCCTTAGTAGAAAAGAATGTAAAGAAAGCTGCAACTATAAGTTCTATCCTCTTTGGTTCTGGAATGATCTTATCTGGAGTAGCATGTTATATAAACTCTATTCCACTTCTTTACCTTAGTTACGGAGCAATTATGGGTACTGGAGTTGGAATTGGATATATCACCCCAGTAAAAACCCTGATGATGTGGTTCAAGAATAATAAAGGTCTTGCTACTGGACTTGCTATTATGGGATTTGGATTAGCGAAAGTAATAGCAACACCTCTTCTTAATTGGAGTATAGAAAGATGTGGAATATACTGTACTTTCTTCTCTTTTGGGGTTTGGTATACTTTGATTATGTTACTTGCTGCAATACTTCTTAAAAAACCAATAGAAGAAGGAAAAATAGAGAATACATCAAGACCCAAATTTAAATCACTTAAGGAATGGTTTGATAGGAAAAAACAACTCCTAAATCTACCAGCAATTACTACTATATGGTTGATTTTTTATTTAAATATCTCTTCTGGATTAGCAATTATAAGTTATGAGAAATATTACTATGAAACAGCTGGAATTGGAATAGTTCTAGGATTAGTATTTTCAGCTATTTTTAATTCTCTAGGTCGTTTTGGAGTTGCTTGGTGGTCTGATTATTTTAAAAATCGTGGAAAACTTTTTGGAATAATCTTAACATTCTCTGTTCTTTCGGGAATTACAGCTTTTATGGCTCCAGGTTTTATTCCAGTAGCTGTACTTTTATGTAATGCTGGGTATGGGGCAATGTTTTCAATAATGCCTTCTGTTCTAGCTGATAGGTATGGAATGAAAGACGTATCTGAGATTCATGGATTAATACTTAGTGCTTGGGCTTTTGCTGGTCTTTCTGGAAATCAGTTTGCTAATCTTTTAGTAGGTATTCCAGAGAGTTCATATAAAACATTAATTCTTGGAAGTGTTGGGTTATATTGTATTGCTCTATTTTTAAGTGCTAAATTGTGGAATAAAGACTAAAAACCTTATATATGATATAATAAATAAGAAGTTATGAAAAGTAATAGAGCGTTTGAAATTTTATCTACATTAAGCTATGAACCGTGTTATTATGAAGTAGATGAATCTATAATTGATTATAGTAATGCAGTTAGAGCAGTAGAAGAGGCTGAAAATGAAGTAATAGATCTGCTTAAGGAAAGTATATTAGCGAAATTTCAAAATGGGTCTACAAAAGATACTATAAAGATTATACTTGAAGAAACTATAAAAGAGTTTAAGGATGAAAAGTAAAGAAGGAGATAAATATTTAGGAAAACACCTGAATAGTATAAATGACTTATTAGAAGAAGGTCATGATCCGAAAGTTAGAGATCTGGTAGTTTATGAAGATGCAAAAATACTATCTGATATTTCTTATTTTGAGGGTTATGATGCTGGGGTGTCGGATGAAAGAAATAAGGAAGATTATGAAGTATGGATGGTCGAGTTATTCAAGAAAATCGCTGTAGATGGATTACCGAAAGAATATAAAGGCGGCCATTCTAAGATATGTGTTTGTTTTGTTCCGGCCGTTAATGGAGAACTTGACAGATATGTTATTGGATACTATAATTATAAAAAGAAAGGTTGGATGACTTGTTTATGTGAAGGATGTCAAGAATGTTTCCGGCCGACTCATTATCTAGAACTTCCGGCCGCTCATAAAATCAGAAAAGAATATGATGTAACTGGGCAAACTAGATCAACAAATTCATTTCCTGAAGTTCCTGATGGTGTATATCAAGGAAAATTCGGTGGACATGTTGGAATGATAGAGTATTTAGGAAAGGTCTATAACTTCACATTCTTAAAAGGTATCGTTCAAGAAAATATTCCAAAAACAATAACAGTAATAGATGGATATGGATGGACTCTACTAAAAGATGGACCGATTGTACCAACCGTTTGAAACTATAACAAATTAAAAATAAAAAATTATGAAGAAAGAAAAATCAGAAGAAAAAGAAACATTAGAAGTTAACAAATTAATAACTAAGAAAGAAAAAATCAAGGATAATATTGTAGATATTATCGATATTGATGACGAAGAGACAGAGGAGTTTAAATTCTCTGGTGGAAAATTGGTAATAGATGACTCACTGAATGTAATTGGAAAGTGGGAATCTAAGAATTATACATCATTAGGAGATGGTGTTTATATGGGGTTTGTAAATAGCGGAGAACATGAAATAACGCTAATGGAAAGTAAGAAAAAGCACTCCAACATATTTGATTTTGGATTAGAGAATGGATATATCGCTATAAATAGAACTACACTCAAAGTAATCGTAAAGAATAAAAAAGGTTATATCGACTGTAGACATCTAACTCTAATCTGTGATTACCTGAAAAAATCTATCAATTCCAAAGAAAAAGAAATTAAATCTTTGGAAAATAGTATATCAAGAATTGAGTCACATCAAGCAACATTTTCTAGTGAAGAATCTAGGGGAACAGTATTAAAATCTCAGAAAGAGATATTATGTGAGCTCAATGAAAAATTACCCTCACAAAAGAAATTATATGAGGAACTTTCAATGAAGAGAGCCAAATTACTGCAAGAAGTTCAAGAAGAATATGAAAATTGCTTGAAATCTTCTAGTGAAATGGAAAAAGTCATGGAAGAACGGAAAAAATCTTATGATGCAGAGTTAGTTAAGTGTTATGGAAAAGAACATCCTACATCAGAAGATAAGAAAAATAAACACAAATCAGAAGAACTCGCCCTTCTCGAAAAATTATTGAAAGAAGGAAGAAAAACGATAGCTCTTATTAATTATAGAATTCCTAACTATGAAGATATGTTAGAAATTCTTAGCGGTAAGTCTATTAAAAGAAAATCAAAAAGAAAGGACGACGATGATTAAACTACTAAGATTACACAAGTTAATTTGGGGAATTCTAGTTATTATAGGAATTCTTCTTGAGATGGTAATTGTAGTACCAATCGTGTTTTTAGTGTTTATTTATAATTTTAGATTTAATCCAAGAAAAGTATGGGAAGCAATACATAGCGCAGACCTAGATTTTCAGAATAATTGGGGAGGTTATGCCTATCGTGATCATACTCCTTGGGATACGTTCAAAAGAAGATATAAATATACATTTAATCATATAGAGAACGAATCTAAAAGACAATAAAAAAGATAAAGTAGTAAGACATCAAAGCTTACTACTTTTATTTTCTATGTAAAAAAAAGGGAATCTCAGAAACCCCGAAATCCTTATTAATGTATGAAAAAGAATTTTAAAGAAAAAGATGATTTTATATTTTTAAATAAAGAACGAGTTCGGCTTACAATGTTAGTTACTACTAATTATTATATGGAATGCAAGATTAATACTGCATTGATCTCCGAACTTTAAATTTAAATACGTGGCGGCTCATGTTATTAGTTACTACTAAATTATAGATTCGTAAACTATGCGATTTACTGTAACGATCACCGCCACGTAATTTAAAAAATATAAATAATTCTAAACTACAAGAGAAATCCTGTAGTTTTATTTTTTCTTCTCTGATACAAATAAAAAAAAGAACCTAGATTTTACTCTAAGTTCTTATTATTTTTCTATTCATTTACAGGAGGAAAGTCATCATTAATAACTTCTTCATTATCAATTAAACCCGCCTCTTTGTAGCAATTTCTTTTATTCTCCTTCATCCAGGCTACTAAACATCCTATTAAACCGAGAATAATTGCGATAAATCCTAATATCTTTTTCATAGTTTTCTTATTTATTTTTCATATATAAGATTTTTAAGCGGATTCTGTATTATTTTTATTGATATATCTTTTTATTTCTGTTATTAAGTCTTCTTCGGTTGAAATTATTGGTGCAAAATAACTATCTAACATTTCTTCAATAGTTGAAAAATGTTTTGTTGAGTCTCTACCTTCTCTTTTTAATATTTTAGGAATTGCAAAATAAATTATATCAACTCCATGTTCTTTACACAAATTATACTTTATTAAATCTCGTTGTCTATGATTTTTAAATCCTTTTTCTCCTCCCATATAATTTACAGGAACAAAATGTTGTACTCCATGACCTTCTATTGCTAAGTTTAATTCTGAAATATAAAAATCTAATTCTAAATTCCTTTTATAAACTAACCAATCTAATGTATGACATCTTGGAATAAATTCTATTCCTAAAGATTCTAAAATTTTCCTAATAATAGTTTCTATAGTAGATTCTTTTCGTTCTGGATAAATTAATTTAGATAAATACCCTTCATTACTAGCTTTGTGATACTCCTGTGGAAAATTAATTAAAAATTCAGTAGGACTTTGAATATTGTTATTATCTATAAATTCTTGCATTTCTTCAGGAGTTTTATATTTGTCACCCCAATTAACAATACTTGCTTTATATCTCAATTGCGTTCTGATTCCTAAAGTTTTTGCTCTTCCATAAATTTTTGGATAAGTTCTTTCAAAAGACTTAGCAGAATATATTTCTGAATGTGTATCAATAAACTCTTGAATATCTTCTACTGTATCGAATTCACCCGTTAAATTATACTTAATTCTATTTGGATATATTACCTTACTTCTTAATCCTAATTTGGATAATTTAACATATCCACTTAAAAATCGATTTCTAAAATCTTCAGGATTTTGAATTTCATTATCATCTATAAATTTCTGAGCTGATTCTAAATCATATATAGAATCCCAATTATTTATATTAGTATGTAATCTATTAGGATATACTACAGATCCAGCAAATTTATTTTTTAATAATTTTTGATAAATTCCACTAAATCTTTTCTTAAAATCAGTAGGATTCTGTATTTCATTATTATCTATAAATTTTTGATAATAATCAACAAATTCTTCTGGATTTGTTCTTTCTGGAAATATTAATTTAGAAATAATTCTTAAATTACTTGCCTTGTTATATATAATTGGATAGTTAATTTTTAAATCAGAGGATGATATAATTTGATTATCTTCAATGAATTTATTAATCCTTTCTAGAGAATTTACATCTCTATATAATAAACTAGTTCTTCTATTCGGATAATTTACTTTATCGGCAAACTTCTTTCTAACTAAACGATTATAAATACTTGGATATCCTTTTTTAAAATCTAATGGTCTAGTAATTTTATTTTTATCTATAAACTGTTGAAAATCCTCAACAGTATTAAAGTCTTTTAAATCTAACGAATTACTATTATTCATTCCCGATTCAACGACAGACTTTTCTTCGCTTTGAGATTTAGGTAAGTTATTCATTTTTATTATATTTTTTACTATTCATCTTAGACATCACAAGAAGGGAATTTCGGAAATAATAAAGTTTCCGGATCTCTATTATTTCCTACTTTTCCCTAATCTAAAATGAATAACTAACAATAAAAGAACACTAGATTAATCTATTATTTTATAAATTTTTCTAATGTTCTTCCATATATTAGGGTTTAACTTTCTCAGGGAAGCAAAATAAAGACTTAGGATATTTCACCTAAGTCTTATATTATTTTTACTTATTTACTTTTTCTTTCTCAATATCTAATTCCATTATTACAGAATCAGATACAATTACCTCAGAATTATTCCCTAAATCAAGATTAATGATACTTCCTAAAATTTCTCCATTTACCATTGCAAGAGCTAACTTATCCTCTACATATTTTGAAATATTTTTTGATAAATCTCGAGCTCCATACTTAGTATCTACTTGATCAATGATAAATTCTTTTAACTTCTCAGATATATTAAGTTTATATCCTTTTTTAGATAAACGATCGTTGAGTTTTTTTATTTCAAGATCAAATATCTTCATCATTTCAGGTCTTCCAAGTTCATTGAATATTACTATATTGCTAAGTCGTCCAATGAATTCAGGTCTAAAGAATTTTTCCATAGCTTTCATTACTATAGATCTATTATCTTTATTTCTTTCATCTTGACTTTGTTTATTGAATCCAAGTCCATTTCCTTTTTCAGATAACTGCTTACTTCCAATATTCGAACTTAGGAGGATAATGCAGTTCTTAAAACTTACCTCAAGACCATTACTTAAGTTAGCTTTACCTGTATCCAAAATTCCTAATAATAGATCATAAACGTCTTTGTGAGCTTTTTCAATCTCATCAAATACTACTACCATATTAGGATTAGTTCTTACTTTTTCAAAAACTGCTGTATCTGAATCAGATCCTATATAACCCGAAGGCGAGCCAAGTAATCGGGATATAGAATAACTTTCAGTATATTCTCCCATATTAATAAGTAGTAGGTTTTTCTCAACACTTTCAAAGAAAAGTTCTGCTATCTTCTTGGATATCAGTGTCTTACCTGTGCCTGTAGGCCCTACAAGAAATGCCGTACAAATAGGTTTATTTGGATCTTGTATATCGAGGATAGACTTTTGAATTGCAGTAACCATAGTATCAACTGCATCCTGCTGTCCAATAACCTCTTTTTCCAAAACTTTCTTCATATTTCTGATCTTAGTTGCTTCAGAATCCTTCATTTTATTTATTGGAACGTTAGAGATCTTAGAAACTACCATCAGAACATCATTTTCAGTTACTTCAGGCCATCTAGTAGAATCATTAATTTCACAATCAATTTTAGATTTTTCTTTTCTAAGTTCTTCTTTTAGTAATATTTCAGTATCTCTTCTTTTTTGAGCTTCGTCAAATTCTTGTTTTTCTACTAATTCAATTTTCTCTTTAACAATATTATCAATTGCCTTTTCAAGATTATCAATAGAACTAGTATCAATATTTTTCCTAAGTTTTGCTGCACTAGCTGCAATATCAATACAATCTATTGCTTTATCAGGAAAATGTCTATCGTAAATATATCTTCCACTAAGCTCTACACAAAGTTTTAAAATATCATCTGTATATTTCACTTTATGATATTCCTCATATCTTCCTTTAAGTGTTTTCAATATTTCTAGAGTTTCTTCTTTATTAGGTTCATCTACTGTAACCGTCTGAAATCTTCTTTTAAGAGCACTATCCTTTTCGATATATTTCTTATATTCCCTAGTTGTAGTAGACCCAAGACACCTAAATTTTCCTCTAGCTAATGGACCCTTAAGGATATTCGAACCATCTCCTTTACTATCATTCGAACCATTTCCTACAAGATTATGTATTTCATCAATATAGATAATTATTTCTGGATTATTCTCTACTTCTTTAATTATAGCATCTAAACGCTCTTCATATTGCATTATGTTAACTATATGAAAATATTTTCATATAGATCAGTATATGATTTCAAGTTTATAGATATCTAAACTTGGCAAGTCTTTATACGTTACACTAAAGAGTTATTATCTTTAGCTCGGCATTAAATTACTTAACTAAAAGCGTAAGTAGTTAAGGTTATTCGCCGAATTTACTAGCTTATAATTTAGAAAATCACTTTTCTAAACGGCCATTTTATAATCACAACCTCTGAATTGGCAACCAGCCACTAAAGCGTTTAAATCTAATGAGAAGATTCTTTTATCTATCAATTCTCTAGGAACTTCTTTATTTACTATTTTCTGACACAATCCTTCAATAATCGCGGTCTTTCCACAACCAGCTTCAGCTAATAAAATTCCATTGTTTTTCTTTCGACAAGATAAAATTTCAATAATCTGTGAAATTTCTTTATCTCTACCTACAATTGGATCATATTCTCCATTTTTTGCAGCTAAAGTCATATCAGTAGAGAATTTATCAAGGAAAGGAGTTCTAGAATTTGGATCTAGGTTTTCGGGCTCATTACTTCCTTGTCCAGCCATTTCAAATTCTCGATCTTCCTCTTCGCGACGTTTTTCAGAGTCTTCGTCGCCTTGGTTATAATCGAGAGTTTTTTCTTTAAGTTCGCCGCCGTTATTTTCCTCACAATTATCTTCTTGGTCTTTTATTCCAAGTTTCGTATCGAAGTCATTTATCTTCCAAAATAAACTCGTGAGGTCTCTTGCATCGGCGTCTAATTCATTTACAAGATACTTAGCAATCTTACTGAACTCTGCTTCTGGGAGTGAACACATAAGGAAAGCTAGTGTATCATCAATATCATCAGTCATCTCAGATTTTAAATTTATATCTGTCAGTTTATCCAAGATATAATTAACGGCCGGAGACAAGACAATCGAATCAGCGCCAGTATACAATTCAGAAGGCGCTGTGAATTTATTGTCTTCTCTAATTTCGGCCATTACATCCATTACAAACTCTCTAAGATCTTCTTCTGTACTAGGTTTTCCGATAAACAGATCTTTTAGGTAATCTCTTAGTTCTGGAATATCACCTTCATTATCTAGATAAGTTATAACTATCTGAGAAACTATATGATCTAGTGATATTTCTTTTCCCATAAACGAAACTACTTCTTCATGAGCTCTCTCGAAAAACTTTTTTAACTCTTGGGATAATTCAAATTTTGATGAATCTTTCATTTTTCTATTTGTTTAATTTTTATTATGTTTATCATCACATTATTAAGGAAATCATCGGTAAATTTTATATCTATTTTTTGCTTCAGAGATATAATCATTAATATCTTCTTGAGTAATAGTTATATCTTTTATGTTTTTAAATTTGTTAGCCCAATCACTACACCAACTTCTCCAACTAGTATCACCTTCAAGTTCTTTTATGTACTCAAGAATTTCTCCTTCTCCTTTAATATTTCTTTTTGGGACCCACCCCAAACAATTCTCGAAGGATTCATTTCGATCATGTATTGATTTTACTTTTATCGAAATTTTCTTTTTCTTCTTCAACCACTTAAAGAAATCTTTTATAGGATTTGGATACATTAACTTCGGAAACTTATAAATCTCATAATCTTCAGTTACAACTATATAAATCCTTGATTCTTTTCCTAAGGTCGGTGTTTTAAGAAATGGAAGATCGACTCGTTTGGCATCTATATAAACCTTAGTATTCCACCATCTAAAAGTATCTGGTTTATTTGTATCTTTTACTTGATATAACATAAAATCTCCAGAAATATCAATAGCATTTACAACTAAACCTGTTTTTCCGGTAGAATCATCTATGACTACTTGAGAATTTCCTTCTTCAAAGAGATCCATAACTTGAGATGCACCATGTTCTACTATATAAAGTGTTTTCCCTGTTAGATTATCAATAGTTTCTAAGTCTTTTTTATCTCCTTCTGAAAGTTCTACAAACATATACCCATCTGTACGCGTTACAGATCTAGTTCCAGTAATTCGGTCTAATTTTGTTTTCTTTACTAATTCTTCTGGTTTCATATTAAATTATTCTCGGTTCATTAATAATTCCTTTATCAATTAGATAGTTTCGATAGAGAAGATTTATAACAAATTCAGGTGATTTACAACAAAATTCTCTATCTACTACCTTTAGATTTTTCAATAGTTCAAATAAAGAAACTTCAGGTAAATATTCTTTCCTACAACAAATGCTATTATTTCTATTTACAATATCTAATCTTGAATCTGTATAAATTAATTTTTTCTCTCGATTTAGTATATTTATTATTTTTCTATTAGAAAGTTTTTTACAGATATACCCTTCTGTAACAAAATATAAAAATACCTCAGATAAAGAAGCTAGACGTACATCCTTTTCTAATTGAATTCCTTCAAAAAATTTTAACACATAAGTTTTATCAAAAAGATTTTTATAATTATTCCTAGATAAAATATATCTTGAGTGTAAAAATGGAAAAGTATATAATAAATCTTCTTTATTTGAAGAAGAAATTTCTAAGTAAGTGTATTTTGCTCCTTTAAAATTTATATAACTTAATAACATACTTACTTTCCCCATTTTAAATTTATTTTTGGTTCTCCAGTAATTTTTCCAGTATCTATAAGATAATTTCGAAAGATTATAGTTTTTAGAAATCCTGTTACAGTTTTAAATTTCTTTTCAGGGATAGGAACCACAGAAGTCAGAATATCCTTTCTAGTAAATGAGTTTAATTCGTACTCCCTGATTAATCGGGTTCCTGGTTGTTTATTCAACGATTCTACTTCCATTATAAATGAAAGTTGTATCATTGGATCTTTATAAAGTCTTTTTGACATAGAATTAAGATTTGAAATTTTTGGACGGTCAATTGAGGATGCTAAAACTAATCCTACTTTAGAGAAATCCATTAATTGTATTGGTCTTTCTTTTTCGAATTTTTCTAAGTATGGTTTTAATTTTACTTCGTCCTGTACAATTTCAAAACTAAATCCAGGTTCTGCAAACACTTCGAATCTACCATAATCTACATAAGGTATTGTAATTTTTTCTGTAGAATTTGATTCTGTAAGTACTGTATAATATACTGTGAATACATTTTGTATAACACATTGATAAACTTTTACATCCATTCTTCTATAGTATTATCGTTCCACTTCACCCTAGCATATACATCTGGGGCATTATCTAATCTCAATTCTAAGTTTTTAAAATCTTCTCTGAATTCTTGAGGTAGTTCGAATACTTTATTTATTACCTCCTTCATAATTTCTCGTGCCCTTAACTGTCTAGCTTTCTTTCTCCATACTCTGGGACAAAATACGGCCGGAACATATATAAAGTGATCAGAAGCGGCGGATATATCTGTTATAACTACCTCAGAGGGATCTATCTCAAGTTTTTCATACTCTGGGGTGTTCCAGTATCCATATTCATTTTTCTTTGGTTCCTTAGAAAAACATAAATACTTATCTCCTTCTTTAACAAACCATAAACTTCCGCCGCTAAACTCCTCTTTATACTTCTCTAATAAATCGGCCGGCGTAGATAGTCTCGGATCTTCATCAAAATAATCTTGAAGAATTTGTTTTATTTCTCCAATTATTTTTCCAGAGGCTAATCTAAATTCTGTCATTATACATTCTCCTGTAATTGGAACTGTAAAATTCGTAGTAGGTTGGAGATTTTTTATTCTTTCAACTTCGGAGAGAAATGATTCAGTTTGACCTGGCATATTCCAACAAGGTTTATGGTTCATATTATCAGCTTCAATTAACTTCATTTCATCCGTCAAGTTATCTCCAAGAAGTCTGATAAGTTGACGAGTTTTCTTTGGTTTTCCTGTATATAGTCCTCGAGAATAATCATAGAGTTGTTTAATACACATATGATTCTCAACTAGGAAAACAACTTTATCAATTACTTCTCCTGGGTATTTAAGATTAATCAGGATTTCTCTTGTTTCTTTTGCTGACTCTTTATCATGTCCATGAAATGAAAATGATCCATCTTCTTTTACTTGATAACATATTGGTTTAGAAACATCATGAAAGAGGGCTGCTAACCTAAGTTCAAGATTTGCTCCGCCTTGAATTACATGACCCAATACAGCAAGAGAATGTTCGCCCCAAGTTTTATCATGATACTTATTATTCTGTACGAAACCGATATTTAATTGAAAAATCTTAGAAATTCTCCACATAAGACATTTTCCAATTAATTCTATAATTCCCCGTACTGCATTCTTTGACATTAGAATCTTAGTAAATTCATCTCTAATCCTTTCCATACTAAGAGCTGAATATTCTGGAATATTATCAATCTTAGAGTATGTTTCCTCAGAAATAGTAAACATTTTAGTACAGGCAAATCTGATTGCTCTTAACATTCTAAGAGGATCATCTTTAAAAGTCTGTTCAGGATCAAGAGGCGTTCTTAAGATTCTATTCTTACAATCATCTAAACCTTTCCCTGTTGGATCTAATACTTCTCCAGTTAATAAATTTTTATACAATGCGTTACAACAAAAATCACGTCTAAAAGCATCTTCAGTGATATTAGTTTGCTGTACTGTATCTGGTTTTCTCGGTCCTTGATTATAAGTTTCAATTCTAGGCACAACACATTCTATATCTATCTTTTCATTGGTTCCTATGTCTAATGAAAATTTTCCCGTTTTAAATCTATTATAAGTAACGAAACCAGAACATTCAGGCTTTGTTTTTAGGAAATCTATAAAGAGATCTGTTCCTTCTGGATAATCAATACAAAGATCTATATCTTTTGGAGTTTTTCCTAAAACTAAATCCCTAACACATCCACCAACTAGATAGATTTTTTCTTTGAATTTACAATCTTGAACTACTTCTTTTAATAATTCGACTGCTTTTTCATAATCATTTTTCTTCATAATCGTTTATTGTTTTAATCACATATAAGGAAAATAAACTACCCTGGAAGATTTATTTTCTCCAAGGTAGTAAATAATTATTATTGTTCGGCTTTTCTATACACTCTTACTATAGTTGCTAGATTAAGAATTACTATAAATCCAGATATAATTATAGTAATTAAATTTATAAAAGGTATTTGAATGAAATTATAAGAATCCAATTTAATATGATTCCAATAATCTTTTTGATATCCACTAAGTAAACAATCTGAATAATTTTCTATGTTTAACTTTGTTCCAGGCTTAAGAGATTTTTCCAAAATATATTTTTCAAACTTTTTATCTCTATCCCAACTAAAAGATCCAGACCAAGTTATAGTATCATTTTCATCAATACATATACAAAATATTGCTTCATTTTCTTTTCCTCCAGACCAGAATGATCTTTGAAGTTCTGTTTTATTCTTATAGCTATTTTGCCAAACTAAAAGAATAGGTCTGAACATAGGATCTAGGGAACATATATAGCCAATTTTTCTTTCTAGAGAATCAGGAATATTGATACCATATACGAAATTTTGTCTAGGTTCTAAAATATTATCTGAATTTACAACTCTACCAATACTATATCTCATAAATAATCTTTTCTTCAAAGCTTCTGATATATCTACATCATATAACTTATAGATCGGTAAAATATTATTCATATAATTATAGTAACTAGTAGGTTTTGAGAATATTAATGCAGTTTCAGGATTACTATTCCACTTAGATCTACACATATGCCAACTCTTATTCTGTGGATGTATGATATCTTCCTTGTTTTTCCATAATCCTTGAAAATACATAAAAGTATTTTTCGAAATTTCAATCTCTACTTCTTTACCAGTATCAAAATCATCATAAACTAGGTAATAAACATCTTCATGAGTAACATCTTTTCCATCTACTTTTTCTATCCAATTACCGTAATGTTTTATATACCTAGCTGAGTATTCAACTAGTTTTGTATCTACTGGCTTATTTAAAGTAAATGTAAAAAATACAATAAATATAGCCATAACTGAAGGTAAGACGAAAAATATATTCGGCTTATCTTTTTTCAATCGTCTTTTAACTTTAATAAATATAAATACTGATATTAATAACAGTATTACAACAGTCATAAATAAATATTCCATAGGCTTTTTAAAAACTTATTAATTTTCTTTTTCTAAGCAAATCTCCAACTACTGGATTCCATTCTATTGCATCTTTAATAGTCTTTTCTGGATAAGTACAGGTATGAAAGTTTTCTGCAAAAATGGTTTCTGTAATAATTATTTTTCCATAATCACCCATATCAGATTCATAAAATATATTTAAAGAGTTTCTGAATATTCCATCATCTCCTGGGGTTAAATAAAGATTATCAGTATCTTTTTCAATAGATCCTAAGAAAATAAGATCTTCCCGAGGTTTCTTAACTCCCATTGAGGAATCTGCATACCAAAGGTGATGTTCATATTTCCATGAATGAACCTCATATTCTCTAAGATCTCCAGGAAAACCACCTAACTCTGGAGTTCCTTCACTTCCATAAATTACACAAGGTTTCCACCCTCCATTAATATATTGAAGTTCAAAAAGACATTTTGGATAATCTTCATGGATTAAAATATCACCTTCATAAATTCCGTTAGTTATAAATTCTCCAACAGATTTATGTGAAACCCTACTCCAAGTAAAAGATCTCTCTTCTTCATCAACTCGACTATCACTAGTTATAATTAAACAAGAACTGTCATAAGTAGATATTCTAAGGGATCCATACACGAAATTCAATGAATCATATAGACTCATTCCAATAGGTATTCCTCTAAAACTCTTGTCAATACTACTTCCATGTTTTTCTGCAAAGTATTTTTCAAGTAATCTACAACTCATTTTTTCTCTTTTCTTGTTTTAATCTTAATAACTCTTTTGACAAAGTAGGATCATTATGAGAGATGCCATCCAAGATATCATAATAAATACCCCAAATGGATCTTACAAATGCTAATCGTTTCGACACAAGCATATAAGTTCCATTCATTAAGGGCAGTTTAGATTCTTTCATAGAACTATAAAGAGCACTAAGACGTAGATATCTCTTATGCCACTTCAAAAGTTCTGGCATAGCTGTCTTTTCAGATAAACCCATTTCTCCAAGAACTTCTTTAACATCCTCTGGAAGTTCATCAAAAAACATATTATAACTTTTCTGCAAAGATTCTTTATCTTCAATCATAGTGTTTTATCTTCACTTAATTTCTCTACTACTTGATCCCATGTTAAATCACAAAGATCATCTATCCAGGAATCAATATAATATAATTTATCCGAATCTTTAATAACACCAAATAGAATTGGATCCTTTTTAATTCTCTCCTCTTCAGCTTTTTCATATTCTGTTAAACTGAATGATTTTCCGGTAGGATCATAGTACAGAATTACGTAGTTATCAAATACTTGTAAATTATCTGCCAGTACTTTCTTTTCAGCAACTGAATCTGGAATTACTCTTGTGAAATTCTTAATATAATCAATATCAAGTTGTTTTTCACATTTTTTCTGAAGAGTTACTAGATCCGACATTGTAATATAATGATTAATTCCAGAAACTGCTAGAACTGATTCATAAATATGTATAACTAATTCTGAAATTAATTTTTCGAGTTGAGCTTGTTGATTTAATACAGTAGCTTTATGAATTAAGCTCATATAAGCTTCAGTACGTTCTTTAAACTCTTTTTCTTTTCCAGCTAATATCTTAACTTGATCAAACAATTCTATTACATTTATTTCATACAGCTTTTTCGGTTCCTCTATCTTATCCTCAGTAATTGTCTTTTTTCTCTTTCCAAATAATTTTTCTAAGAAACCTTTCTTCTCTTTCTTATTCCCCGAAGAATTCATATTAGTATTAACATATTTAACAGAATCATCATTATTATTTACGAAAATTTGATTCCGAATTCTACCTGAGATTAAAGAATTATTTTCCTTCAGAATTTTTAATAGCTTTTCTGAAATTGATATATTAAATTTCCTAGCATTTGAGTCTCCAAGAAATTCCTTAACTCTAGATAAACCTTTTAGAATTTTATCTGTAGCTTCTATTTCTTTCTCACCTTCTAAGAAAAGAAATTGTCCTGGAGTTATTGAATCAGGATCTGTATTTACTATTCTATTAAAATTTATATTTACTTCAGATTCCTTAAGGTCTTCCTTTGAACTTAAAGTTACTTTTTCGGTTGTATCTTTTACTAGATTTTTATATTTTAATAAATTTTCATCTACTACAATACCACCTTCAAACAATGTAATTCTGTTTCCTTTTTCTAATAATTTCATAATCTATATAATATTTGTGAGTTTTTATTTCCTAGTTCACATCTAATATTTTCTATCAAACCCCTTTTAAGAGTTGGATGAAGACCCGACATTGATGTTATAAATAAACACCTTTCTTCAGGATCCTCTATAATACTAAATATTATAGGAAGCATATACATAAGAATTCTAAATCCTGATCCATGATCAATTATACTTAATAATCCAGTTGGATCATGATCTGTTATTATCCTCCAGTCTTCAGTTATTTTATTTATTCCAAAACCTAAATCAGGAATAATATTTCTTACTTTCTCTTGAACTGATTCAGGATATTTCATGAGTTTTTCAATAAATGGATCAATACCCCATTTAAGTCCTTCACCTGAATCAGCTATTATTAAATCTTTTTCAAAAAACTTACCTATTCCATAAGATATATTGGGATAATCATAGGATAAATTAGAAATAAAAGAAGTAATAAATTTTGTTGATTTATAAACTTCATATAAATTTAATAAAATTTCTTCATCCTCCCCAGTTCCTTTAAATCCTGCTCCTATACTTATTTCATATTGATCTACGTATACAGCTAATTTTTGATCTACAACAAGGGATTCAGATATAAACTCATCTAACGTAAAGATAACACTATATCCTATATCATAATCTTCAGAACAAAGAGTTATAGACATTTCAATAGGTTCTATAGGATCATATGGTCTAAAATCTACTTTACTAACTTTTTTCAGTAAAAATTTACCAATTCCTTTGAGAAATTCATCTAAAGATATATCTACTTTGTAATCAACATCACTGCTTATTAACTCTGTAAGTCCAGTCGGAGAAAATCCTATTGATATTTCTTCTTTACATGCGAAAAAATTTTTTAATCTTAAATTTTTTATTCTCATTTTAATTTTCTTTGATCATAGTTAAGGCTATTAGAGTTTTATATCTTTCTTATGTACATTTCCCTTAAAAACCTTATATATGGAAATTATTGTTAATGAAAATTGCTTTAGTCAATAAGTCTGGTCTGTGAAGATCGGGCTTATTTTTTTTTGCCTGAGAATCTTATACTTGAAATAAAAACCTAAAAGAATGGAAAGATTAGAACAAATTTTCGAAAATGAAGTATTAAAAAATCTAAAAGAAGATAAAATTAGTGGGAAATCTATCAAAGAACTTCCAGTATTATTTGAGAAGAGGAAAAGAAATGATAAATACACCCACTCTGAGTTATCATATATTATGAAACTTAATGACCTAGGAATACCTTATGGATTAATCGCTAAATCTATATCTAGAACTGAAACATCCGTTAGAAATAGATGTGTTAAGTTTAGAACAGAAAATGGAACTTATAATAAGGGTCATATAGAAGAAAAATATAATCTTAACGATAAATTCTTAAAATATCTTGAAAAAGAAGATAGAGTAATGACTATCTTAGACGCTTATTCGGGGAGTAAGCCATTTTGGACAAAGTATGAAAAAGGAAGAGTAGTATTAACAAATGATATAAATAAAGATTATCCAGCTAAATTACATTTTCCTGCTGAAGATCTTGTTAAGGTATTATATGAGAAAGAATATGAATTTGACGTTGTAGATCTAGATCCATTTAATACTCCAATGAAATGTTTTGATAATGCAATTAAGATTTGTAATAGAGGATTAATCATGACTTTCGGGGATAAACGAGGAATAATAAGTAATAAAAACTTAGCAAAAGAACGTTATGGATGTAGGGTCTATGATGAAAGAAAAATAATACAACATTATATCAGAAGAGCTAAGAAATTTGGAGTGAAACTTAGAGTATGGAAATTTGTAAAATGGAAAATGACATGGAGAGTTTACTTTAAAGTACTAACCCCGAGTTCCTTATAAATGTATTAATAAAAAAAATTAAACAATTATGAAAGTAAGATTTTTATCTACAAAGTTTTATGTGAGCGAAAAAAGAAGAACAGTAACTTGTGTTATGACTGCAAAATTAGACGATAGAAAGTCTGGTCAAAACAATTTCCGATTTACATGGGAAGGGGAAGAGAGATTCTTAGAACCTTTCGAAGTTATAACAGTTGCCCGTTGTCACAAAGATGATAAATTCGATGAGACAAAAGGAAGACGTATCGCTGAATCTAAAGCTAAACGTTTAGTTTATTCAGAAGGAATTCAACGAGGAAGAATGATACTAAAAGCAGAAAATGCTTATCGGAAAGAGTTGGAAACATTTGTAGAAAATACAGTAAAGTATAAAGAAAAAGAAGTAGCTCATACATCTATTGTAATGGGATAAAAAAGAAAATAAGAGAGGATTTAACTTGACTTTTAATTAGTCAAGACCTCTCTTATTATTTTTATAGTCCTTCAGCAACTGAATTAAGAATCGAATCTAGGATCACCTTTTCAGTTGTTGTTTTTATTTTCTTCATTTTATATTCACCGGTACCTAAATAAATTATAGTATATTCGATAATATCTGAAGATTCTCTTTTCAGTTCAAATAAAACCATAGATGAATATACTAAAGTTATTTGATCAGGATAATCATTAGCAACGTACAAAGGATCTCCAAAAACATCTGATATTTCTTTAACTATATTCTTCAGATTTATCATAATGCTGCTAAGTAACGATATATATAATTCTCAATATCTTCATAGGATATAGTGATAAGTTCTTCAGTTGGAAGTTCACCTTCTGGTTCAGTTCTAATTATATACATAGGTACTTTAGAAGCATCAGGTCCTATCTCATCAGAATGAATTAAGAATACTGTTGGAATTCTTACTCCAGTTAGTTGTAGATAATGAGTCTTAACAACTGTAGAATAATATTGAAATGACCCTTTCCCTAGCTCTTTACATATATTTTCGAAAATCTTAGTAATTCTTTTATTTTCCATTAGTATCTAAAATCTCGATAAGATTTGTAAAAATAGTAATACCCTGGACCTCCATTTAAAGTTGGTCTTGGATCTACTCTAAATACTAAAAATTCCGGTGGAAGTGGTGGAAGCTGAATTGTATCTCTCCATCTAAACTTTATACGTTCTGGATCTCTTTGACTATCTAAACCAACTCCAATACCTTCTATATAACACAATCCATTATCTAAAATCTTTAACATCAAAGGAGCTTCATCTCCAATTGCACCTGATTCTACATAAGGATCATATATAAATATCTCACCAGGTTTTAGATTTTGATATTCCATAAGACTAAGATGATCATTTCCTATTCCTGGAAATCCAAGTTTCATTTCTGTCATTCTGGACTTCATTTTATTAACTTGATCTGGCCAAGTCTTAGAAAAACCTCTTTTTCTGGCGAATTTTATAAGAATATCATCATTTACCATTTCTTATATAATTTTTAATATATTTATAAACATCTGTAATTAACCCTGTAGTCTCTTTATCTTGAAATAATTCATCAGATATTAAATTATCATCTACTAAATCTTTCAAAAGCTTTGTTATATCATCACTGTTACTAAATGAAACTATATTTGTTATATGATAATATTGAGACTTATCTCCGATATATGTAAAAGTTAATTTGACATATGGAAGTCTTACTAAATCATATGAACCATCCTGATTTTGAGACTCTGAAATCAAACATTCTCCTGAAATATTAGTATAACTGTAAAGATCAAGAATTGTTTTTCCTGGAATACATTTAAGATAATTAAAATTCTTTACTATTTCGGTGTCCGAACTTCCTCCAGTAACCACTACATTATTATGCATCTTAGAATGTGTTTCTGTTTTCTTAAAGAATCCAAAAACTTTTTTCTCTGTTGTGTACTTTTCTTCATAAACAAAGTAGAACTTATGATCTTCAAGTTTTAATGATTCTGGATTTATTTCTATCTTTGTAACTCTATAATCTTTAATTGAGGGTAAGTCGTTAAATAATCTTCCTATTTTCATCATAATTTAACATTTTTTATTAATTTACTTGAAGTTCTATCATAAAATAAATCCTTATCAGTAAGTAGACCCTTTTCATATAATAGATTAAGAAACTCATTTAATTCTTTTTCTGTTTTAAATGTATATTCTTTTCTTCTTATATTATTCCCATACATATCGATTTTATAGTAAATTATAATATATGGAAGTCTATATACTTTATAAGATCCATCAGAATACATATCTTCTCCTATTATTCCATCCTTAACACCACAATAAAATACTGAATTTGGAAGTCTTATAGATTGTCCCGGTTCAATATTTTCATATTTTCTAGATTCTTGTGAGTAAATCATATCTCTCATATAATTCTTTTGACGACATTTGATAAACCCAAGGAACTTTTTTGTATATTCTGGATAAAATCGATATCTTTCTTCTAAAACAATTGATTTTTCAATTGATACTGAGATAATCAATTCTTTTGTAAAAATTAATTTTTCTAATGTTATCATAATAGTAAAAGTAGTTTTTCTGGTCGATCCCAATAAGCTTCTATTGCTGATTTCAAATATTCATATGCATTAGTCTTTGGGATGTCAGGATTGTAATGTAAAATGAAATCTCGAATTTTCATTCTATACATTCTAAATTTCTTCAACATAAAATCATTATCTCCACCTGGACACTCTGGATTTTGATAAGCTTGTTCCTTGTAAGACTGAATAATATTATACAATCTATCTCCAAGTTCAATACTATAACCAGCAGAATATGGTCCTTGGTTATGATTTTCTTCAATTAATTTTCCAGATTCCCAAGCTTCTTTTTTATACTCTACTTCTTTTCTAACGTTTCTAAGATATCTTTGATGACGTCTTTCTTTTTTTCTTTTACTACTAGTCATACTGTTCTTTTATATATGAATAATTTATCTTTATTACCATCTATTACAAACTTCCAATCTTTCCGAAATATTACTTTAAGGAAATCAATATAATCAGAAAAACCGATCCCAAGTTGAGGTTTCATCCCATTTAAGAATATTTTATCAACTGAAGATATTCTTATAGTTCCATAATAACCTTGTAAATTTTCACGAGGGTCTTTTAATACAGGATTAACGGAAGCAACAATATTACTAATTTTATAGTCAGTTACTATAACTTCAATACATTTCCGTATAGATTTAACATATTCCTTATACTCTTTTGACCCTAAAGTTCTCTTAAGATCATAGGCTGCATATAAAACATCATAATTAATGCTTCTACACAACTCTTCTCCATACTGATAAAAAATATCTATAAAACTAGAATAAGGTGAATCATCAATAATATCTAAGATCTCAGATTTTCTAGGATAACCAATAAAAGCTTCGAATTTAGTTTGAATACACCAACCCTCATTATTTAAAATCGAGAGTAAAGTTTTAAGTTGTTCAATATTAGTACTTTCACTCATCGAAAACTTGTTCTTCTGAAATTGGTAATACTGGAAGTTGCTGAATTTCTTCGGGAGTCATAAGGATCTCTGCTACCTTCATAATAACCTCCTCACACTCTTCCGATTTTACTTTTGGAGGAATTGTTCTTACTATCCTTCCAAATAATTCCTTAATATCTTTATATTTTTCAGTATCAGGAAGACTTAGAGATAAAGTTCTAGTATCTTGTCTAAGTCCTCGTACTGTGTGAATATATTGACATCTAGGACGATTATCAATTCTTCTATAATAAATTATGTTTCTAGCTCTAGCTAAAATACAATTTATTCTAAAGTCCATTTCTTGTTCGTTCATAATTTTTTATATATTTTTAATTACATTATTAAGGGATTCAAATCTTTTCGGATCACTATTTATAAATCTTCTATAAAATATTTCTTTTTCTACAGCGTAACCTAATTCAAAATAATTTATTAAAGAATAACCCATAACGATACCAGTACCAATATCACTGAAACGAATAGAAAAAACATCTCTTAATCTATTATTTCCATCAAAAAACCAAAACTCATTCTGTTGATTTACTCCAATAAAATTACCTAAGAGATCAAAATACTTAGATTTATATAATCCTTCCATTGCTTTAGAAGATAAAATTTCTAATTTCTGATCTGTCTCCCATAAATACTCTTTAATTTCAAGAGACCTAAGTTCTCCGAGAGTTGGAAAAAGAATATTAGTATAATTATTCCAATCAGCCCAAGGAATTAAAATTTCTAGGTCTTTTCCATACAAAGGTGGTTTTTCTGGATTTACTTTCAAACATTTTTCATACAACTGTAATCCTTTTTTTACATCCGAAGTATAAATTGAAATATAACTAATCATAATTACTACTAACTGCTATATATCTATTATTATCTAGATCTACTAATACTAAACATATTTTACCACCTGACATATAAAATAAATCACCTTCCCAAAATTCATTCCTATTAACTCCAACTTCTTTCCAAGCTTTTCTAAAGGATGTTATTAAATAATCTTTAGTATAAAAGTTAGTTATTATAGATGATTTAGATATATTAACAATCTCTATAAACTTTTTAGAAATCGAACTTCCTGAAATAAATCCAAAAGGCATAACTAATTCTTCTAGGTCTTTCTTTAATGATAGCATCCTCGAAACATTAAGATATTTCTCATTAATTGGATGTGTCGGTTCTTTTACTTCTCCTAAACTAAAGAAATAATCATATAGCTCAGAAAATTCAGGATAAAACTCTTCAATTATCTTAGGATCCGCTGTTATAAGTTCGGCCGTATTATTTTCCCATCGAACCTTACAATATTGTCTAAACTTTTTATTTAAATCTAATCCAGAACATAAGACTTTTAATAAAAACTCATTATCCTTCATTATCATGTATAATATAATTCGTTAAATATGGAGTAATTACAAAACGGCCGGAAGAAAACAGCGAAATATCTAAAACCTTGATCCTCCAATCTCTCTCAGGTGGTAAAGGAAATTCATCATTATTTTCAAAAGTAGTGTAATTATGTCCATAAGGTAGACTTTCTTTATAAAAGCTATCTAACCCGGAGATATTTACTCTTGCATCATTCCCATCACTTATAAAAGGATTACTCAAAAGAGTTTTAAAACTCTTTTCTAGGTTTCTTGTAAAATCATGTTTGAATGTTTTGACCTCCGTTTCTATTTCTCTACCACCAAAAGAATACTTACTTGAAAAATATCTATATATCCCCTTAAGTCTAGTAAAAGAAATCTCATAACTAAATTTTCCTCCTGTTAAAGCAAAAACAGTTCGAAAAATATGAAACTCTGGATAAAATTCCTGAACTGCATCAGAAACTACAGGCTCAAGAGAATCATTAAAAGGTGTTGTAATATACTCTTGATAGAACTTACAGTATTCATAAAATTTTTGATCCAATGAAACCTCAGGATCTGATAGGATATTTATTATATTATTCTCTTCCATAATAAAAAATAAAAAGAGCTGCCTGGAAATTCCAAACAACTCTCTTGATTACTATTTCTATTTCTTTCTGATAACTTCGTCAATAATTCCAAAATCTAATGCTTCTTGTGCAGTCATCCAATTATCTCTCTCACAAGCATCTGCAACAGTTTCATAGGTTTGACCTGTCTGCTCTACAATAGTTTCATAAAGTTCTTTTCTTAGACGTTCCATCTCCTTAGCTTCAATAATAATATCTGTAGTTTGCCCAGATAGTTGACCTATGAGTGGTTGATGAATCATTGTTCTAGATCTTCTAAGTGCTGAACGTTTACCTTTAGTTCCACACATTAGAATCATAGCACCATAAGACGCACATAATCCAGTATTTATTGTTCTAACATCAGAATCAATAAATTCCATAGAATCAATAATTCCCGCACCAGAACTACAACTACCCCCAGGACTATTCACATACATAGTAATATCTGCATTTTCTACAGAATCTAGATATAATAATTGAGAAACTACTATATTTGCACTATCTGAATTTACATCTGTACCAAAGAAAATTTGACGTTTACTCATAAGCTTAGAAAAAATATCTAGCTGAGACATATTTCTTTCAGACTCCTCAAGAATATATGGATTGATATAACCTCCTCTAGCTTCTGACATTTTATGAAGTTTATCATCAAAACTAGTCATCTTAAAAGGATTCTGAGATTTATAAAAACTTCTAAAATCTTTAATTGTTTTATTTTCCATAATTTATAATAATTAAATGTTTTTATTCAATTATAAGATTTTGAAGCCTAGAAAAAGAAAAATCCCCAATCTTCACAGACTAGGGACTTCTATTAAACTTTAAAAACTAATACTAACAAACAAAACACATCTATATGTTTACCATTAATTAAGATTCTGAATCGCTGTAAAGAGCAAAAAGAAGAAGACCGGATTTCTCACAGTCTTCTTTTGGTTTTAACCTGGAAATTTATAAACATAAACAGGCTCTTTTTCGAATTCTAAGTCTTCAACGATACAAGGAAATGAATATTCTGAATGTAATCGTCGGATGATTCTAGGAAATAATTCTTGATCTCCTCGATTTTGTAAGTTATTTACAAACTTATACATCTTAGGTCTTCCATCAGCTGCTACAATCTCTAAGTTATCTATCCACGTATTCCAGATTCTTTGAGCTTGTTCTTCAGAGAGTGCTAAGATGTAATATCCTTTCCATCTATAAACATTGAAATTTGTTGGGACAATTGAAAAAATTCCATCTGTATATACTCTTTCACCTAACCCATCAAGAGTTATGTAATAAATTGGCTTAGGAGAATCCAATTTTATAACTTTTTCAACATTAGTAACTTTGTACTCCTTTTCTCTTTCAATTTCAGGAAAACCGATAATTTCTGGAGATATTACAAGTTTAACCCCAATTCTTAAGATTCCATCTTCTCTGACATAATTAATTCCTTGTTTTTGTTTTAATTCTTTTTCCATGATTCTTGGATTTTATTGGTTTATCTCAAAAGTAAGGTTTTAAGACTTTTTCCAAGAAAAGGATCTATCAGTTAAATCAACTTTTATTCCTTCTATCTTTGACGATGAAGTTATTCCAGGGAGTCTTATTAACCTTCCAAATTTCTTTAGGAAGGCTCTATATTCCCCAAGTTTTAGAATATCAGTACCTTGCGCCGGTAATATAATAAATTTTGAATATTCTTCATAAATTTTAATAGCTGATTCCTTAGATTTAGCAAATATAAAATACCAACAAAAATCAATATCCGGCGCCTCTATTTCTACTTTATAAACTTCCATAACTCCTATAACATTCCCATTCTTTCTAAAATTGTTTCAATAGCCTCCCAATCAACACAAGAGGTATATATAGTTTTTATTTCTCCAGTATCGAAATTTACATACTCGGCTTCACCCCATCTAAGAGGTATTCCAAGAGCTGTATCATCTATCAAGAAATCTCCTAAAACTTTTCTTGCATATCCTATTACACCTTCTTCCTCTGGATTATCATTTACACAATACAGTGGAATTTCTCTTTCTCGAAACCATCTCTCAGCTTCTTCTAATGATGTTTCAGTTCTAAATTTTCCTCCAATATAATTATATGGATTATTTCTAGAATTATTCCGACAAGTCCAAAGAATCAATCTATGTCCAGCAGAAACTATCCTTTTTAAAACCCTTTCAGCTCCTGTATCAACCTCTGAAAAACCGGGTTCAGGAAGATTAGGAACACAAGTGCCATCGAAGTCTATCAAAAAAGTTGCCATAAATTTTCTATAGGTTTTGAGTTAATAAAAATCTTTTCAATCTCAGGAGAAATTGGTTTATTATGATAAAAATAATCAATCCAATTAGATATAACTATTTCTGCTGTAACTCCCCAAGGAACATAAAACACTCGAGATTCAGATATAGTATTCCTAAGTTCTTTGATAAAATCTTTTTGTTTTAAAATAGGTGGATATTTATATTTCCATCTACATAGAAAAAATTCTTTAATCTCCTTAAGTTTTTCATCTGTAATCTCTCCAGAATTATTAAGTGTTATTGGAAACCAATCGCTCATTTCACTCGTAAAAATAAGTATATCCAATTTTAATATTAAAATATATCTTCCTCTGTTATTTTCCATCTTTTGAATTCTTGTTCATAATTCTTTCTTTTCGGAGATCTAGGTCTTAGTTGTTCTTCAAATTTTTCCCAAGCTTCATTCTCGGAGGATGCAATAATTGTCATAAATTCTCTGAAAAATATAGGATTTCCTAATTTATCAAAATCAGATATTTCTTTTACAAAAAGATATGTCTTCATTTAACAAAGTGAGTTAGGTCATCAAACTTAACAGGAATACACTCCTTTCTGTAAAATTCCCACATATCTCCAGACATAATACTTCTACTTCCACAATGAGATATTAATTCGATAATATTTAATTCAGATGCAGTATAAATTCTACGTCCTTTAAAGAAATAAAACTCAACTGATTCTTTAATAGTTTTTATAAGTTGTGCTTCTTTGTAAATTATCTTAGGAGGATTAAGGAGATTATCTTGAAAGTATTTATTATTCATCCAAATAATTTGTTCTTTAAGATCAGTATAAAAATCATTCCAATCATCCCAATTATAACTTACTAACGAATATTTTTCAAGAATTCGAATAGCTACTATCGGAACTGGAGAACCTAATTTCAAATATTCTCCCCATACATCTTTATCTATTTTCTCTTCACCTGAACTCATCTTACTCTAATAACTAAAGTATTATCTCTAAATTCCTTCCAAGACTTAGCGTTTGACATCATAAATCCATAATTAATACACTCCTTTAGACCCTGTATCCAATCTTTCAGGGTAGTTCCAATCTCTACCCAAGTCCATTCCGAATCTGATACTTTTACTCTGGGCTTTTCTCCTGACGATCTCCAAGAATTTACATCTGAATAACCTGCTCGAAGTGCTTGCATCTCAGGGGTAGTATTTCCGAAGTATTGTCTAACTAAATCTAACTCAGATAATTCGATAGGAGACATATTAACTAAACCTCCTAACTCCTGAACTTCTTCGATAATATCCTGATCTGACTTTACTGTTCTTTTATAAATTGTTCCAGATGCTTCCAAGATCTTAGCAAACTCACGACCAATCATTACATAATCAGCACCAAGGGCAATAGCTTTTAGGATATCCGAGTGACAAGTAATACCACCATCTGCAATAACTTTAACATCCCGAAGTCTACCTTTTCCTGATTTTCGAAGTGAATTAATTGCGCCGAGAATAGATGCCATAGGATAATGAAACCCATACTTATCTTGATCAACTAAAGATCCAGATGATATTCCGACACGTACATAATCAAATCCGGCGCCACTATACACTTCGTAAGTCTTAGGGTTAGCTATATTTCCACCCATCAAGATAACCTGTTTTCCGTAGAGCTGTTTTAATCTTTGTCCAATTTCCATAAGAGCTACATCATGACCATTTCCAGAGTCGATGCAGATATGAAATTGTTGAGTTGAACCTCTTTGATCTATATTTATAAAATTTTCTCTTACCTCCTGAAGACTAAACGCACAGAAGATAAATCCACACGCTTCAAGTCTAGTTCCAAGTTCAACAGTTCTAGGGAGGATAGGCTTAATTCCAGAATCTTGCCATACTTTCCAATTATCAACTCCAACAATAGCTTCCATCGGACTTGTAAAAATAGGTAAACTTTTTGGCACTCCCGTAACTTCCTGATCATCTAAAACAAAATAATCAAGTTTTCCAGAGTTAGTCCATCCTGAGTTAAGATTATCAGGAACTAACATAACATCTGATAATTCTAAGTACTTTTCCATATTCTTTTATTATAATTTAAATAATTCATTCAACCTCTCCTCTTCGTAGAAAAACTTCTCTAAAAGCTCATCTTTACTCTTATTAAGCTCCTCTATTCTTTTTTCCAAGGACTTTATATTATCTTCCATTTTTGTAATTCTCTTTGACATATTTCTAATTCCAATACGTTTAAAAACATTAAATTGTTCTTCTAGCATCTTCTCTGAAAACGCTACACAATTACTACAATCTAGTATTATACGTTTTCCTTTAGAATCTTTAAATTCTCTATTATAGTGATCCTTATATACTTCCCTAACAATTGGCTTATTATTAAAAATATTAAAAGAAGGAAGATAATATATGTATATCTTCTGAGTTCTCATATAATCATCATAATATTCTTTATATTTATTACGAACTTCACAATTATAGATAACTTCATAATAAGGTACAGAGCGATCTATCGTATACTCCCACTCATACTTATCAATTTTCTGTTTATAAGTACAAGTATCTGGATTATTTTCGATAACTTCAGAAAATATTAATTTCCCTAAATCGTTGGTAGTTTCTAATTCTCGTGTATTGAAAACAGGCGTATAGTCTACAATAGAAAAATCAAGTCTATCCACAGGAATAATTGGTATTCCCGGTTTATATAACTTTCTAATTCCTTGTTTATTAATTAAAGGATTATTAATTACAGTATTTATATATTCTGCTGAAAGAAATTCCTCACTTTTTGGAGAAAAATCGTTAAATAATTTTTCTATTATTGGATCGTCTTCTATACGATCCATTGTTAAATACTTATTATAAATTTCTTCTAATGTTAACATTTATAATTTTATTTTTATTACTACATATATAAGAAAATTAAAGGTTTAGTAGTTTCATCACCACTAAACCTATTCCAAATTCAATCTAAAAAAGCAAATTCATCACTTAACTGACAAAGCCACTCTTGATATTCTTCATCACTCATAGTCCTTTGCTTCTCTTTTGCTACTTCTACAATTGTTTCTCCGAAGTTAAACGATTCTTCATATTCTCCCATAATTTCTTTTTTAAGTTTATTACATATATAAGGCTTTAAGGAAATTATATACGGAAAATAAAAAAAATTTACTTATCACAAAAAATAAATTATATTTTTATTTCATATATAATATTTTAAGAAAAAAAGAAGGGAAATTAATCCCCTCTATTAAAAATATTCACATTTACTTCTTTAAAACCTCCTGCTGATAAAACAGCATTACTACAAGCAAATCTATCCTCCTGTTTTAATTTTTGATACATTTGAAGTATTTGTCCTGTTGGAGAATCATCAGTTAAGTGTATCTGATTTTCCCTTAACATTTCATTACTAACATATGTAATAAAACGGAAAAATTTTGTATCTTTCTGAAAAATTCCTAAGGCAACCCCATCATTCAATTTTCCTTCTAAATTCCATTCTCCCTCTTTTTGAACTTCAGGAATTATTGTTGTAATCATTGCAGAATTAGATCTTAGATAAATATCTACAATCTTTTCAAAGTCAATATTATCTATTTTTAGATATCTTTCGCGATACCTTCTCATAAAATGTGCTTCGAATATTACAATATTCCTCAAATTAACATCAAGTGATGGGAATAATATAGCATTCTTTTTTCCAGTTATTCCATTATTTACGATAGTATAAATGGTAGTCCCTTTTGAAAATTCTCTTTTATTAGGCCATGCTTCAATAATTGCTCGATATTGATTTCTTGATACATTAATAATCTTCGTCTCCTTAAACGGAACTGGAGACTTCGTTTGTTGATAAATCTTTAATATTTTATGTTTATTTTTATCTATTTCTCTATTAACTACATCTAGTATAGTCTGATAATCTCTTTTCAATTCTTTAAAGATCTCATCACTGTTCATGTTCATTGTAATCATAATTTTATTCCTTTCTTTTAAATTGTTAATAAATCTCTTTTGATTGGTTTAAAAAAGCCGGAGACTTTATATCCCCGGCCAAGAATGGAAAAAGAATTACACTAAACAAGAAAACCCTGATAAAACACTTTTCCAGGATCTTATATTCTTCATTTCGGTTGATGTGCATTCAAACATATCCACCCCAAGTCTTTTCTTTCTCTTTGGATCTGGACCTCCTGTCTGTAATGTAAACCGAAATTTGTCACTATCTCTAAGGTGTTCAATTTTCACCATATAATAAGTTTCGTAATTTCCCTCTTCATTCTTTTCTGTAATTCGAACGAAAGATCTAACTGTATAATCTTTATCGTTCTCTGATACATAGAGCTCTTTAAGCGAGCCTTGTATGAATTCAAGATCAGCATCTTCAAGTTTTACTGCCAATCTAGTCATTCCATGAACTCCTATACCCAAGAGTTCTGCATTGTAATTTTGTTTGATCAATTCTGCATCTAAACGAATTCCTGACCAAATTTCTTTTAAGTTTTTCATTTTCTTAATTGTTTTCTGTCCTCTAATTGCTTCGGACGTTGCACTTTTGTTAATTTAATTGTCTCTAAGGCTTCTCTATGAAGCCCTTTTGGTTGTTTATTCTTTTATTATTTTTTAAAGATTATACACTCTGGTTCCCACCAATCCATTATCGCTTTTTCAGATTTCCATTCTAGTCCTCTATTTGAATTTAACCATCTTGAGATCTTTATTTTTGTCTCTATACTTTTATCAGATATTACAAACCTCCTGGCTGCTGTCTCTGTTAGAAAAACATGTTCATCTCTATAGACGGGTAATTGTTCAAAAAGTACTAAAGGTAGGGTGTATGCTCCTGTAAGACGATCATAACCTAATAAACGAACACCAAATACTACTACATATCTTTTTTTCATAATATTTATTTTGTTAATTATTGTCTCTTCAAAGTAAAAAAAAGAGAACTAACTGATATTGTTATATATCAATTAATTCTCTCTAGTAAGATATCTATTTATCTTCATATATAAGGCCTTTAAGGATTTTGAAATGGAGTAATTTTTGACTCTATTTTCCTTATTAATGTATAATAAAAATATAAAAAAAAATATAAAAAATTATGATAGAAAATGACAAATTACTATTTTTAGGTTTTATTGGAATTACAGTAATAATATGGTATATATTATTTTATGTATGGTTAGTAAAACGAAGAAGAGATCTAATTTTTGTTCGTGATGTTTGGATAGATGAAACTTCCGAAGTTGATATCATCCTACAATCTATGAAGGTATATAAACTTTCAGAATGTGTTACTCGCCAAGAAAGATATTATCAAGAATTAATCAAGTATAAGAACGACAAAAGGGATTATTTATTTTTCCACCCTATTGGAGATAAGAAGGGTCAAGAAGAATTTTACAAGAATATGATAATAGCAACAGAATTAGTCCTAGATATTGATTCTTTAGAACCAGGTGATCAAGTTGTTATTAGTATCTCTGGAAAATTTTACTTAAGGAAAGTATATAAACTTGACTTCGAAAATAATATTATATATTATAAAGAACCGAACAATACAGTAGTATCTGAAGCGAAATTATATAGTGTAGTATCTAAAGTTAAATTAATATTTGGTAAAGATTTATTAAAAGAAATATTATGAAAGATTTAATTAAAGAAACATTCAAAGTAATGTATGTAAAAGAAGGAATGAATCAGACTAAAAACTTAATCTCACAAGAAGATTACGAAGAAAAAGTCAAACCAATTCTGAAAGAGATTCAAGAACTAGAGTCGAAACAATCTGAGTATAATAAGAAAAATAAAAAGTATCAAGAACTCGAGAGGGAAATCAAAGTACTTAAGGGAAAACTTAAACCCCTAGGAGAATGGTTTACTTCTGGATCACCTCTTGGAAAAGCCTTAAGGAATGGTGGACTTTTAATATTACCTTCACAACAAGGAGGTACTCATAAAGTAGAATTTATAAAAGAAGAGGTGGTATGAGAATTCGAGAATCATTACTTAGAAAATCTGCTATATATGGAGTAGTATTTCAACGTTCAGAACCAAAGAGATCGTTTTTTAATCCTGGGAGACCCTGTAAAGTAATACTATATGTAACAGGAGAAATCAGACCAGTTGAATTTAATTATAAAGATGACGACACTATGGGATATGATGCATATAAACGCTTGAAAGATGAACTGAATATAACCACTGGAGATGATGTTATAGAAATTATGAAGTTTATGTTGGAGGAAAAGAAAGAATGATAAAAATAGGTTGTTTATCGGATATTCATGGTTATGTTTATGATTTACAAACAAAATGTTACCCAGAGATTGAACTTCTAATTATTGCTGGAGATCTGTGTCCCACTGATGAAGTTATGTATCAAGAAGAGTGGCTTGAATATAATTATCAGAATATATTCATGAATAAGAAAATATTTCCGGATCTTCAAGAAATTATAATAGTTCCCGGAAATCATGACTACTGGATTGAGAGACACTATGATGACTTCCTCACACTTAGAAAGATATTTGGATACTCTACTAAAGTTCTAGTTGATGAAGAGTATGAATATATTTCTGGAATTACTGGAGAATCAGTAAAGATATATGGAAATCCTAGAACTTCTTTATGGTTACACGCTTTCCCACATAAACCTGGAAATATTGATATCTTAGAAATTCCAGGAGGAATAGATATTTTGGTAACTCATGAAGCCCCTAGGATATATCAACTTGAATGTATAAAACAGTCTCAAGGATGGTATGGAAAAGATGAACCTGGGAATCTAGCATTATCACAAAGAGTATTAGAGATCAATCCAAGGTATCACGTGTTTGGTCACATACATTACCCGGAAAGAGGTGAAGTATCTGGAATAAAATTTATGAATGTATCTCAACAAACTAGAGAAAATTATACTCCTAAGATACATATAATAGAATATACAGAATAAAAAATAAAGAGAGGTCTTGACTAATTAAAAGTCAAGTTAAACCTCTCTTTTTATTTCTTAAAGATATTTTTCTAGAAATTCTTTTAGTTCTTCCTCTGTACTATTTACAAAGGAAAATATTTTTTGTTTGGGTACATATTTTCCTTTAACTTTTTCTACACAAAACACTACTAGGTTAGTTCCAAAAAGTTCTAGTTGATCCATTCCATCATATCCTCCAAAGAAACTTCCTTTTTTAGTTTCATACAGATCTATATCTGGATAATTCTTTTCAAAATAATTGTAAACTTCTTTCTGTGTCATTTTTCTTAATTTATTTTACTATTTACACATATAAGAAAATCAACCGTCCAAAAATTCGACCGTCTGAGAAACCGGGAAAATCTTATAAATGTATTAAAAGACACAATAACAAAAAAGACATCATAGGCGTCTCAAGAAATGCGTAATGTATAGCTTGAGCTTGTGAAGAACTGAAAAATCATGTAAGGTTTAAATCTCACTAATCTCTTCAGAACTTCTACGTTTATGAGGTGCAAAATTAAACAACTTTAAACGACACAACAACAAAATTAAAATTAAAATAATTAACTGAATCTATAGACAAGATAGTTTAGCGGGTCAAAACACTAAGATAATTGTTTATCTTAGAATCTCAGGTTAGAATCCTGATCAAGTTCTCTAGATTTATAATAGTTAATTATTTTATTTTTTTCCAACTGGATTCTGTATTAAAAATATTTTCCATCTCAAAAAATCTCTAAATGGGCGATCTTACAGTTTAATAAAAATAACCTTGGATTGCTGAATGAAAGACAAAGAGATTCATTAGCTAGTATAGGTTTTATTGGCTATTGAAATTTAAAAAAGGTAGAAGGACGATAAAAAGTTCTTCTACTTCTTTTTCTCCCTTGACTTTCTTATATATGTATTATTAATAAAATATATTATGGGAACAAATTTCTATGCAGTAATCCCAGTGAAAAAAAGGGATAAAGAAAAAGCAAAAAAATTAATTGACGAAAACAAATTTAGTGAAGCAGCCGATCTTTTAAAGGATATAACAAAAGAAATACACCTAGGTAAAAGATCGGCCGGGTGGAAGTTTTTATTCAACGCCAATCTCGGAAAATATTATGAACTTACTCGCGAAGGTATAAATAAGTTCTTCGCGAAAAATAATGTTATAATAAAAGACGAATATGGCGTTGAGTATACGGCCGAGGAATTTTGGGAGAATGAGATAGGAAAGTTTTTAGAAAAAGGATATGACTTAGAGAGCTACTATAATGACAATCCAGATGAAGTTAGTCCATATTTTAGCTACTCTCGATCAATACCTTCCGAACTAAAAAAATATAACCCAAATAAATACGGGGAATTTTATAGTGATGGTCTAAGATTCACCATCACTGAAGATTTTTGTTAACGCCATAAAAATAAAGGATATAAGTGTAATAAAAGCTTGTATCCTTTTTATTTTCTGTTCTTGAAGAAAAAGAAAAGGATAGCACATATACCACCCTTTTCTCCTAACCATCTCAAAAATGCTAAAAGCCTTATATATGAAGATAGATTTGCAAAGTCATAGAATCCTAAAGTATTGAAAGAAATTGGTATAATGATAATCTATCTTTTATATTTTTTAACTAAAACTCAATTAAATATTTATTATGAACATTGAGATTTTTAACGTAGTACTATTCATACTATTCGCAGTAGTATGGATAGCTGGGAGTATCGTAGTGATATCCCTGGTAGCTTCAGTCTTAGTAAAAATATTACTGAAGGCTTTGATAGCTACTTTCAATTTGGTTATTAATTAATCAAATACACCCTGGGCAAAATGTGCCTGGGGTTTTTCTTTCATATATTAGAATTTAAAGGACTATAGAGAGCAAAATTGTCCTTAAAGTTCGAAGACAAAGGAGCTTCCCGTTATCTATCCCCTCCGATCGCTACCGCTGAGGGGATCTAAGGAAGAAACTTTGAATAAGATATATGGGAATGATAATAGGTTTTTCTCCGATTATTTAAGTATATAGATTTTATTTAGATTTCCGCCTTCAAGAGGCGGATCTTATTTAAAATAGAAAGTGTCCTTTTTTTTTCAGATTTAGATTTATTTACTATTTTATATTTTTATGATATCTAAAGTGACAAAACGCATGTATTATCCTTTTAAACTCTAATTAATGAAAAAGGGATCCTCCTGTGTCTTCAATTTAAAAAGACAATTTATTAAAACTGGATTCTGTATTGAATTAAAAATAACAATTAAAATATTTAATATTTATGATCAATAAATTACCTGATATCATAGTACCTAGAGGTATTAGATATATTTCAGAAATGGATAGTTTATTTAGATTTTATAAACTACCTGTAAAGTGTATAATAAATAAGCAACTTCCAGGTTGTGGTTTCACTGAATACTGTATTAATGGTCCTGAGAATGTAATACTTTGTTCTCCTAGAAAAATGTTACTTAAGAATAAAAAAGATCAACATGAATTTGAAGTTTATCTAGTTGTGAATGAATTAGAAAAAGAAATAGAGGTTGATAAAGATCTCTCTAAACTAGATAAATCTAGATCATTTATGGAAAAATTAAAAGAGTGTACTGGAGAGGATAAAAATGATATTTATAATCGATTAATGAGAGAAATTAAAGATTATATTAATTTCCGAAAGTCTTATGATAAACCTTATAAGATTCTAGTAACATACGATTCATATAGAATTGTAAAGGATATCCTAGAGAGTCTTGGAATATTTCAATCATTCTACACTGTAATAGATGAATTTCAGACAATCCTACATGATGCTAGATTTAAGTCAGATACCGAATTAGGATTTCTTTATTATCTTAAACAATCTCATAGTGCATTATTTGTATCAGCAACCCCTATGTTAGAGGAATATTTAAATATGTTAGATGAATTTAATGGTCTCCCATACATAGATATGAATTGGGGAAAAGAAGATCCTAGTCGAATAATTAGACCGAATCTAAAGGTGTTATCTATGATGAGTGTGGGGACTAAGTTACCAGAAATTATTCAATCCTACAAGGATGGTAATTTTGAGAGAGCTATTAGGATGATTAATGGATATCCTAGAGAGATAATATCAGATGAGGCAGTATTCTATGTAAACTCTGTTAATCATATAGTTAGTATTATAAAAAAGTGTGATCTCCAACCTGAAGAAGTAAATATTCTATGTAGTAAAACAGAGGGAAATCTTAAACGTATACAGAAAAAACTAGGAAAGAGGTTTGTAATAGGAGAAGTACCATTAAAAGGAGTAAAACCTAAAATGTTCACCTTCTGTACAAGGACTGTATATCTAGGAGCCGATTTTTATTCTACATGTGCTAGAAGTTTTATATTTAGCGATAGTAATATAGATACTTTAGCTGTAGATATTTCTGATGATCTCCCACAAATCCTAGGTCGTCAGAGATTATTTGAGAATCCCTGGAAAAATGATGCTGTATTTTATTATAGGTCAATATGCGATTATAGAAAAATTAGTCAAGAGGAGTTTGATAAAGAACTTGAAAGAAAAAAGAAGGCTACCAGTGATTTATTAAGATCTTTTGATTCTGCACCAGATGATGCTAAGTTAACTTTAGCAGAAAAATATCAGAAAGATGCTAAGATGTCTAATTATAAAGATGATTATGTTTCTGTTAATAAACATCAAGGGTCAAGTTTAATTCCAGTGTTTAATAATCTCGTTTTAGTAAATGAAATTAGAGCATTTAGAATACAGCAATATGATTATAAGGATAGATTTACTGTATTTTCTAGTGTTCATTCTGTTTTAGATACAAATGATATTATTAATCAAGAGGTGTCTAATTTCTTATATCAGTATGAACAATTAGGAACATATTTTGAGAAAGCTAGATTATTATGTGAATCTGATTTATCCAAAGAGGTTATAGATTTAGTATTAGCTCAGATATCAGAGGAAGATGATGTTAAATCTCATTATATAGCAATTGGACCTCAGAAATTTAGAGCTTTAGGATATAAAGCAACTCTAGTCAGAAGAGAATTAGGTATAGTAACATTTAGTAAAGAGCTTTTAATAAATACAATATTTTCAAATTTTAGTATTGGAGATAGAATAAGTTCTGCAGAAGCTAAAGAAAGATTAAGATTTTTATACTCTTCTATTTCTTATACAGCTACTCCTAAAGCAACTGATTTAGATGCATATTTTATTACGAAAGAAGCAAAAGTTAATGAAATTTCAGAAGATGGTACGAAGAAAAGAGTAAAAGGATTTGATATTATAGGAGTAAAACCAGAATACCAAGGAACATATAATAACTTAAAAATAATAAATAATCAATTATGATAACATTTTTTATTCTATTATTTTCTTATTGCAATATTTATCGGATTATTCTTTATTCATACTCTAGATAATATAAAAAATATACTTCCTGAAGATGAATATAGGAAGATGAGACAGACTATTGTTAATTTTATGCCTTTCTTACCGATTGCATTGTTAGTTGTCTTGTTTTGGAAGAGATTTTAGCTTTTCCGTATAATAATCTTTCAAAGCCTTATATATGTAAAAATAAACTTAAAAGAGAGATTATGGAAAAGTTAAAATTTTGGTTAGATGAATTAGATCTAATCGCAAAGGAATTTAATCGTGAATATGAACAATTATGTAAAGAACACCTCACAAGATTGCAAAAAATTAATATGGAGCTAGATGAGGGTAGTCCAGAACATATTTTTGCATGTGAATATTACTACAATCTACTAGATAATAGATTGGAAAGTTTGAGAAGCCTTGGACAATTTTATATGTTATCAGTTACAAAAATGGACGAGGTGCTTAAGAAATCAAGAGAAAACGAAAATCCCGTTAAGAAGACTATAAGAAAAACGATAGATAATTTCATGGAATCTATTGAGAACCTAATGAAACTTCAGAACGGACTTAAAGGTTATTTGATGTCTCATATTGATAGTGTAAAATCTATCAAACCGGAGATGCAAAAAATGATGAATGAGTTCGAGACTAAGAAGTTGGTTAAGATTCCAGAAGGTTGGGATTTTTTAGAAGTTGATGATGAATATAATGTCATCGTAGCAAGGGAGAAAAAGGGAGCTTAATGCTTCCTTCTCTTTTTTCTTCTCCCTTGAATTCCTTACTAATGTGGATTAAAACTATGTGAGAACTAAAACAAAGTAATAATGAATCAAAAATCAAGATCACCCTGAAAAAAGATAAAAGTTATTAGGGTTAAAACTATTATGAAAGAACTATGCGATGAGTGTGGTTCTTTCTTTTTGCTTCTCTTAAAAATGCAAAACCTTATAATTGATGGAAAGAGAATCAAAGCTTTCCATCCTAAAAGAAATTATGAAAAATGAACAAGAAAGAGATTTATACTTTTGTGCAGATATTCATGGAAGTTTTCGAGAAATTACATGGATTATAACTCAACGTTATAAACTTAAAGATGCTAATATTATTTTTCTTGGAGATGTAGGATTAGGTTTTTCTAAGCCAGGGTATTATAATCAGGAGTTTGAAAGAATTAATACTAGACTAGAGAAAAATAATATAACATATTATTTTATAAGAGGGAATCATGATAACCTAGAGTATTGGAATGAAAAATTAATAAATGATTTCCCCAGAATTAAATTTCTCCAGGATCATGAAGTAGTAGAACTCTCGGGGAAAACAATATATCCGATCGGGGGAGCAACTTCAGTAGATTATAAATGGAGAATGAATTATAATGGATTGATGGAGAGAGTTGGTTCGTCTAAGAGAGTATGGTGGGAGACAGAAGATATAATTAAGAAGCCTATTAAAGATCTTCCAGGGAGGGTTGATATAATAGCTTCTCATACTGCTCCACTATGTTTTGAACCAATTATTACACGTCACGAAGAGGAAGAAGATGTTTACCTCAGAGACTTAGAAAATCGAAAATACTTAGATCAGGTATTTAGAGGAGTAAGATGTAAGTATTGGTTCTTTGGACATTTTCATACTTCAATCACATCAAGTCTTGAGGATACTATATATAAATGTTTAGATATTAATGAATTATATATGTTTAGAAATCATGAGTAGTAGTAAAGGTACAATTTCAAATCCGTTATTAATGCCTACCGGAGAAGTTTTTTATGTTGATCATACTAAAGCAGTTTTGGATAGTAGTATAAAAATAAATTCAAAAGCTATCTTAGAAGAAATATTGCATTCTAAAGATACTGACCTTCAAGAGGATTTAAAGCTAGTCATTAGATATCTTCAAGGTTGTCTAGAGGAAACTATGGATAATCCTTGGTTTTTGAAAGAAATTGAAGACCTAAAGAAAAAGCTAGAGGAAACCGAGAAACGATGTGATGACTTAGAGGAAAAGTTAAAACATGTATTACATAATGAATAATATTAAAAGTAGAATTAAATATATAACAGATCTTGAATTTAAAATAGAAGATAAGTATTTAGTTCTGGGAGGATATTATAATTCACTAAAAAGAACAACACCTAGAATTATTGCTAAGAGAATTACTACATTTTTCTTATCAGATGGAGGTAAAAGTGTTGTATTCTATGATCAAGCTTATTCAGGATTGTTTGAAGATGAATTTATTAAACCTATACTCCAGAAAATATTATCTGAAGCTAAACAATTATTTTCAACTCTCTCAGTAGATTATAAGATAATTCAAGATTACCTAAAAAAGTGAATTTTGCTATTTAAGAGAGGTTAAAGCCTTACAATTGAGAAGAACATTAGAAAAATTTATAAAAAATATAGATTAATCTAGTGTTCTTTTTAATTTTGAAGTGTAATAAATAGCACTTCAGAAACCCTCAAAATCTAATAAATGAGGGGATATTATATAGAAACTCCCCTCAATGATTAAAGTTATAAAGAAAAATAAACAAATTAAAAAAGCTAGAAAAATGGCAAAATCAAAAAATGACAACATTAACATTTCAATTTTTACAGCATTGAAAGTTAGTGAGATTTCAAGAGTACCAGTACTTATTATGTCTAATCCAGGTCTTGGTAAATCAACTTCAGTAGAAATGTTTGCAGAAGTTCGAGATTATCACCTAGTCCTTCTTAGAGGTAATAGTACAACTGCAGAAGAAGTTATGGGATATGATGTGGCTACGAGTGATCAAGAAAACCCCACAACTAGACATCTTAGACCTTCTTGGTATACTGAAATCTTAAAAGTTGCAGAAAAAGGAGGTAAATCACTGTTATTTTTGGATGAGATCACCACAGCAAACGAATATGTACAGGCCGCTCTGTTACATTTAGTATTTGAGCGTAAAGTGGGTTCAGAAAGACTTCCAGAGAATACATTGATTGTTTCTGCAGGTAATTATGCGCAGAATCTTTCGAATTCTATGCAAATGCTACCTCCGTTAATGAATCGTTTTATGATTTACAACATTACTCCGAATCATACAGACCTGGATACATTCCTTTGTAAATATGACGGAGCTATTGCATCATCAGAAGGTAAGGTTAAAGATTTCATGGGAAGTCTTAGAGATACGATGAAAAAACTTGATGCTCAGGAAGTAGAAATTCCGGCTGATCAATATAATAAGATTGGCGAGTATATCGAACGTGGTATTAAACAAACTGCTCGAGCATTGATGACTTCTGGTGATAAACCTGTAGACTTAGCAATTACAGAACTTAATGGTATCTATGCTGATGCCGAAAATGAGACTAAGCTTTATGGATTTACAACTTTCCGAACTTTGAATTATCTTAGAGACGTTACAATTGCAAGTTTCAAGTGTTTTGGTAAGAGTGGTATTACTTCAGATAACTATCGTAATATGATCGATGGTCTTTGTGGTATTGGTATTTCTCGAGATCCAAAAACAAAGAATTTGATTAAGACGCCGATTTCTAAGGACTTCTATGATACTATGGTTAATATCGTTAATGATATTGAAAAGATGAAGAATGATAAACTTCCTAAGTATACTAAGTTCTTCAACGAAATCATAGATGGAAAGAAAAAGCTAGAAGTTCCTGAAATGCAAGCAATAATCAATAAGTTATCAGAACTTAAATCAGATAAGGACTTAGAACAAATCGAACGTCCGATTGATCCAGCTTGCATCGAGAAATTGTTTAAATTGAGTAAGGATTCTGGTTCTTCTATTACCAAGATTAAAGTATCTACTACTGATAAATTCTTGGATAAAGTACCAGTAGAGACATTCATCGGATATGTATCTTATTGGAATACAATTTCAGATCTTATGACTTCTATTCAAAATCTGATTACAGATTCTTCTAAGGGTTATAAGGATGATACTTTGGCATTGTTGAAGAATACTCAAGAAGACCTTAGAACTTCTGGATTTAAACTCAGATCAATTCGTAAGATTATTCTTCAGGAAGATCCGAGCATGGGAAGTATGGTTCCTGATATTAGAAGTTTTAAATAATTATACTATTATATGAGTGTTAACCTTAGAGAAAAATATGTAATGATCATGTGGATCTCTAAGGTTAATTTATTAGAAAAATATCAAAATTTAAAATTATGAGAAATCAGACAGAGTTAGAATTTATTAAAAGATTCATTGACAATACTTATAGTAGATTCGGGAATATGTTGATGGTTAATACAGAAAAACCATTTAATCCTGATAATCCTGAACTTGGATATTGTTTTAAATATAAAGATGATATCTCAGGAAATGTTATCTATAAAATTGTCTGCTCAGAGATTAAGATTCCACGTACTGATTTTCGTATTCTTATGCATGAGTACGGACATATTTACTTAGGACATCTTGATGGTATTTATGAAGAGCTTGATACTCAGATTTGTAATACCTTCAGAGATTATCGAGGCGAATTGATTGATCGAATTAATAAAGAGTGTGGAATTGATTTTGCAGAGAAGTTGATTGAGAGAGTAATAGATGATCCAGTTCTTAATCACAGTCTTCATAATATTGCTATGGATATGGAAGTAAATTCTAAAATCCTAAGTACTGAAGATGTAGAGGAGATGGAATCAGATATTTCATCAGTTCTTCCTAATTATCAACTTGAGCTCTTGAAATATAATAGAGATCACACTGATAATGAAGAAGCAAAACAGGCTCTTGATGATATGATAAAGAAGATGGAAAATGAGGCTAAAATTAAACTCATTGTTCCAGAAAGATATTATATATCCGAAGGTAACCCTTTCCCGAGTGAACTTAGTTACCCCGAATATTTGATGCTAATTGTTCAACACTTGGATCAGTTTGTTAAGATGTTGGTTTCTATTAAAAAAGGTGGAAACGGTGATACATCCCAAGTTACAAATCAAGATATTCAAGATGCACTTCAAGGTAATGGTTCAGGATCTGGACAAGGTAATCAGCAAAGTGGTGGTGGAATGCAAGGTCTTTCTGATCTTATGCAGGAAATGGGTATGACTGATGGTTCTGGTAGTGGTTCGGGATCTGGACAAGGTAATCAGCAAGGTAAAGGTGATCCAAAAGATTGTCCATATAAAGGAAAGAGAGATTCTGGTTCAGGTGATTTGAACAGTAACGGTAAAGATGAGGGTGGAACTCATAAAGATCACAGAACAGACTCTAGAGACGATGCCGATAAAAAACGTGAGCTTGGACAAATTCGTTCAGGAGGTGGCGTTGGATGTGGTTCTAGTGGAGCTCCAGATGCAACGAGACTTGTGGATAAGACAGACGAAGTAGATATGGCTCTAGATGAAGTAATGTTAAATTATAAATCTAGAGTGGTTAAAGTTGATACAAAGAAAGATCTTATGTATCTTTATAATCGTGGTATTAATCGTTCTGTTATTGCTCCAACTATTAGAAGAAAGGTAACCATGTCTAATGAACCAACTATTGTATTTTTAATTGATGTTTCGGGATCTATGGATACACGATTGGTTGATAGAATTTTGAATACTATTGCCAATAAAATGAAAAAGATTGGACGTGGATTAAAGTATAATATTATTTCATGGTCTACACAGCTTGGAGATCATATTAAAGATATCGACCCGAGAAAGGGTGTTCCAAGAATCTCTATGGGAGGTGGAACAAGAATGGCTAGAGGTATGGAATATTTCAGACAGAATTATGGACCTGAAGCTATCTTGATCTTAATATCAGACTTTGAAGATTACTTGGAAGAATGGCATGAACAAGAACTAAAGATGCCTAACTATACCATGTACGGATTTAATTATGGATATAGTAATTATAATCAAGAATTTAAATATTTCAAAGTGAAAAATTTTAAAAACAATGGCAACTATTAATAATGGAAACATAAATAGAGACAAAGTCCATTCATTGGTTGAAGTATTTTATCAACCATCATTTAAGACTTTCTATGTTAATTCAGTAGATGGAGAGACATTTGTAAAGCCTGTAGGTGTATTTGTAAGTTTAGGAATAACTACGTCTTTGAAGGTCTTAGAAGATATCAAGAACATTATTTCCGGAAGTGAAGGTTATAGTGCGACTTTGGCAGAGATTAAATCTAAGAAGGTAGCAGGTCAGTTCTTAAATACTGTTACATGTACTACCGGACCTAAACAATATAAAATTACAAATCTTTCAGAGGATATTATGGGAGAGGAGGAGTCTAAGGCAGAATTGGAGAGAATGAAGAACTTGATGAATCCGTCTCAAGATTTAGATATCCTTAAAGAGTATGCACCTAAGATTTCCAGGTTGCAAGACTTGATAGATAAATTAACTTCTACACATGGTTGGGATGCTCATTTGATTCAAAAAGAGGCTTCCGGAGACTATCGAATATTCCATCAATATATTAATTATAAAAAGGAAGGCGAATTGGAATATCGTGTAGGAATATTCGTAACAGAAGATGTTGGAAACGATTAAGAAGGCTGTTTTAATTTCATTACTGTTATTACTTGGGTTTGGATTGGGGGTATTATATTACTCCCACTCCTCTCAAGATAAATCTAAGGGGGAAACTATATTACCTCCTCCAGAAATTATACAACCTGAAAAAAATAAAATTGATTCCCTTGAAGTAGAGATAATATCAAGGGATAGTATTATCAGTTATCTCAGAGAAAAGATTCATAGGATAGAATCTACTCGAACTGATAAAGTAGATAGTATTAGGGAATTACCGACAACAGAAGCGGTAGAATTTCTTAGACTTAAACTTAGAGAATTTGACAGTAAGTATTAAAGAAAATAGAACTTAGAGAACTTACTTTCGTGTTGATAAAAAGCACGATTACTGTCAAGTTCCCTAAGTTTTTTATTTTTCAATTTTAAATTGTTGAATTATGATCATAAAAAGATATTCTCAAAAACAATTTACTTTTACTGGTAGAGATTTAGTTGAGAAATTATATTCTGAAGGTTGGAAAGTAGAACAGAAGGAATATGGATTAAAATCAGCAGCTATTTCTGGAATAAAGAAAGTTGGTAAATTAATTGCTAAAAAATTAGATGATTCATCTAAATTAGATAGTGAAAAATTAAAGAAAATAAATGAATCTCTTAAGTCTGTTGCTAAGGATAGAAATCCTGAGGTATTAAAAAATATTGGAAAAGATGCTAAGAAATCTAATATTAAAATACTAAATGGAAAGAAAAAATTATCAAGTAGTGAAAAATTTTTTAGAAAACGATTTGATAAAACAAAATCTTGGGAGAAGAAGTCAAGTGATGTTTCTACTAAAGAGAAAATAGATTTGACAAGATCTAATGATAAATTTGATAGAAAGTTGGGAAAAGCTTTTATGAGTAGTGATCATGTAATAAATTTTCCTCCTTCCAGTGGACAAGCATCATTAGCTCATGAAATTGGACATTCAAAAAATTCAACTGGTAAAGGATTAGATAAGATAATATCAGATAAAAATAATGATATTAGAGGGTCTTATAGTAATAAAAATAAAAGAGTTGGGATTAGAAATGGATTAAAGACTTTATATCAAGGGAGTATAGTAGTTCAAGAAGAGAAAAATGCTTCTAAAAAGGCATTAAAATTATTAAAAGCTGCTGGTGCAAGTAAAGATGAATTAAAAAATGCAAAAGAAGAATTGGATTTAAGTCTAAAAACGTATAAGATTGGTAGAAATAAAGCCATTAAAGATTCAATCTCGAAACGATTAAAAGGATTTAAGAAAACAAAAACTATGTAATTATGAATATTATAAAAGTTATTGAAATATTACCACAAGATGTTTTCTTAAGATCAGCAACTTTATTTACAACAGCTTTTAGTGAAGAAATTATTGGATTATCTTCTTGTAATCGAATTAATTTAAAATGTAATATTTTTTATTTATTAAAAAAAGATAATTTTAATATTGAAACTAATTCCGAATTATATACGATTGTAGATAATATTAGAGATTTTAAAAATATCTGTTTAAAAAATTATTATATTATTAAAATTGATTCTGAATTTTTTTATGATGGATTGGATATTGTAGATGATATTAAACTTCAAAAAATAGAGAGAAAATTAGGGATAAGACAGATTGATAAAGTACAAGTAATATATGATTTAGATTATATATTAGATACTAATGAATATGTAAAGATAGTAGAACAAGATCTATATTATCCAATATCTGTATATGAAAATGAAGTTAGTCATCCTTATTATATCTATGAAATAAGAAAAGGAGATAATTATTTAGATTATTATGATGATGTTCTGTGGCGATATTTTTCAAAGAATCAACCAAAATATGAATTAATAGTTAATCGTATTGATCTAGAAATAGGAGAAAATCCTTTAGAGAAGATTAAATAAATTTATTCCTAATAATGATAATGGATAATATTATAGTAGGAGTATATCAAGAATCTTCAAACCATAGATCTATTTATCTTCTTATTCCTAAATGTGAATATAATATTATTAATTATGATAAGTTAATTTTTCCTGATAACTTACCTCCTGACAGTGAAAAAATATCTTGGTGGAAGTGTATAAATGATATTAATATAGAAGATTATTATATATTTAAGTATCCAAAATCTATTCCAATAGAGATTCCTTTCATGCTTTCAGTACCAGATAATTATTTTTGGAAATATCATTATAAAGAAGATATTGAAAATTTCTTGGATATTTTTATAGAAAGACTTAAATAATTTTCATACATACTTATTATTTCTTATGAAAAAAATAATCTATTGTCTCTTATTATCTCTATTTTTTATCACTAAAGGATATTCACAAGAGATAATAGAGCATCGCGGGGATACAATGATAGTTATATCTCCTGAAAATCTGAAAACAATTAATAGCATAATAGTAGATCTTGAGTCTTCCGAAAAAATTATAAAACTTCAAGGAGATATAATAAAAGAGGATTCGATTAAGGCAGCGAATCTAGACTCAATTATATCTTACCAGTCTATGATGATGAGGAAAAAAGATGATTATTATGTTAACTCTATACAAGCTTTAGAAAATAGCTTAAAGAAAGAAAAAAGAAAACGTAAATTATGGGCAGGTGCTTTAGGTTGTGTAGCAGTAATCCTAGGTGCTCTTGCCATAAGTAATTAAAAAGTCATGGTAGAAGTAGTTATTAATTATGATCAGTCTACACAAGAATATAAGATCTACGAACCTACGACAGATACTCTTTTGATATCTAGTAACCTGACTGAAGCGTTCGTTAATCTTTCTGTATTCTTAACATCAGCTGGATTAATTCAGGGCGACATATTGAATTATCCAGAAATATCTTATCACTTCGACAGTCATACAGTAAAGTCGATGATAGAGAGTAATGTAAATCTCCTTAAACGTCTACAAACAGCTCCTTCAGGATTTATGATTAGTAGTCAGAAGTTTGGCGGCTCTACTACGTCTCCTATCAAACCTAAGAAACAAGAAAGTGGGTTTGATAGTAATGGTTTTAATAAATCTTATCAAGCAGATAGACGTTTTAGTGGGAAAAAGTCTTCTAGTTTTTCAGGGAAGTCAGGATTTAAGACATCTAATAAAAAATTTGGAGGACAGTAAATAAATTTTAAAGTTATTAATAAAACTAAGAAAAAATGGGATACCAATTACAAGTTAAAACATCATTTGTATCTCCGGTAACATTAAAAATATTTACAGAGAATGGATATTTACCTATTTTTATAATAAGAAATATTAGTAATTCAGAATTAATTGGTAAGTATAATGGAACGGCAGTACATTTTAGAAATTTAGCTCCAAGTACAGAATTATTTAGAGCAAAGAGAGACGGGCTTATTGATTTTACAGAATTTTCTAAGAGATATATTATTGAGATGTCGAATGTAAATTTTGTAGAGGTTATTGATAAACTTAATTACTTGGCTGAACTTAGTAATGCAAGAGGAGTTATATTAATGGGTTATGGTTCTGATGATAAAATATGTCACAGATCTATCTTATCTAACCTAATTAACAGTATGGGAATATTAAACAGTCATATAACAGAAATAATACTATGAGAAGTAATCCTAGAGAAATTGAAATCCAGGAAGACATAGTAGCTAAATTAGATAGACTTGACATACATCCTTACTCAATAATATGTTCTTTTGCGATAGGAGAAGGAATTATATCAATTACATTTTACCTGAAACAAGATTTATCCGAGTTTCTTGATCTTTTAAGTTATAGAAGTCAATGTGATAAAACGGGATATTTAGTGATGGAAGATAATAATACAATAATTCTTTCAGGGTTGGCTTTAATTAATTTATATACACTATTATGAAAGATGCCTGGTTTAAAGAAGTATTTACCGAGTTTTACAAATTATCTTATATACGAGAAGGCAAATCTAAGAGAATCGTTCTAAAAGGACTTAGTGATCATAAGGTTTTAGATTATGTTATCCTAAGAATTACACCTACAGAAGATGTTATTTATTATCTCTATAATGGTTCTTCGATTCATATTCCAGAAAAGTGGATTGATCTATTTTCAAGTTTTAATACTCATTCAGGGTTTAGAGTCTTGGAGTGTTATGATAGTGATGTAGATGGATCTTTAAGTCATTTTGGATATCTTATGACAAGGTTAATTTGTCACTTAGATAAAAGTCTATCTAAAATTGAAGGAGAGGAGCTTTTGAATGTTCTTGGAGAGATAAGTGTAATTGGTACGAAAGAATTTAGAGAATGGTGCCTTGAAGAATTTGGATTAGAACTTGATCCCTTCGAATATCGTTCTTTGGATGAAAATTTAGATATTTAAAATTGATGAGATGAAACAGTTTGATATTTATACTGACGGATCTCACCTAGACAAACAAAATAATGGAAGACTTGGTATCGGAGGAGTTCTTATTGACCCTACCGGACCTGGAATGGGAACTATGCTTAATAAATTCTCAATCGAATTAACTCCTGAATATATGAATTTATCTTTTGGAGCTCAGAAGTGTAGCAATCCTAGTGCGGAGTTAGTAGCAGTTTTACATGCTTTATATGAATTTCGTGGTTCTTGGGGTCCGAATGATATTGTAGTAGTCCATGCAGATTATCTTGGTGTTCGAGAATGGATGACTGGTAATTGGAAAGTAAAAGAACCATACATTGCTCGAATTAAAGGTGATATTGATAAAGAAATAATTAAACAGGGTTTACAAAGAAGAATTGAGTATAAGTGGGTAAAGGGACATCAGAAAAATAATGGTGTTGATGCCGATATATACTGGAATAACTATGTAGATTCTCTAGCTAAAGGCAAAGGATAAAATGTTGAATAGTTGTAGAAACTCAAGAATTGTAGGTCCTTCTGGAATTTGGGAATATGAACAGTTGATCGGTGCTAAGGTAAAAGTTAGTTCATTACCTGTTAGTAATTTCTTTGGTTGTTTCTCAGGTGGAGGAAGTAATGATCTATTAACTATTAAAGATATTTATTTTAGAATATCTCTTGATGGAAAAACTATAACAGTGATCGAATTAACCGAGTATCCAGGGAAAATATTTACTTGGAAAGATTTGGAAATTATCGAGCTTAATGTTATTAGTAAGTTTAAAGCTGTATGTGGAACTTTCTTATCTAATCAATCAATTTGTGGATATGGAGTTGATACTGAAGCTTCTTGGATAAAAGATATGTCAAATGGAATAGCTTTTATCGATGAAAAGGGAAATATAATAACTAATCGTATAGTGAGAATCGTTGGAGCAAATGTAGAGGATATTAATACCGATACAAATGAAATTACAGATATAGATGTAAACTTCAATGGTGATATACTAGATAAAAGATAATAAAAATGGCACAATCACAGTTAACAAGATTTGAATGTATTTATGCCAATCGAGATGAAGCACTTAAGGCTCTCTCATGTGCATCTAGACAATATGCTGAATTAGTTGCTGTAAGATATTATAATGAAGTTGAAGATGTTTGTATTCTTTTAGTAATTTTTAAGAGTGCAGACTTAGGTGATTTTGACATTGTTTCAGATACTATGGAATTAAGTCAAGGTCCTAGAATATTTACAGCAAAAAAACAGTCAGAGGAACAATCAGATCAGGAGTGTATCTTGATTGCGTTGTTTGGTGAAAAACCTAAGAATGGAGATGTAGTAATCCTGACTTCTTATGACGGTACTACTTCCATTACTTATACAATGATCGGAGGACAGTGGATAAAAACTGGTGGAACTACTGCAGATGGACTTGGAATTATATTTGAAGATTCTAATACCATCGATTTTACAATGAGTCCTGGTCCTACTGAATCTAAGAAAACATTAACCGCTGATGTAAAATTGGATAATAATAATTTGATTTATGATGAGAAGGTTGATGGAATTCGTATTAATAAAATCTATGGAGGAACATTCTAAATGAAAAAAGTAAGAAGCCCGAAAGATATAAAAGTGATCTCCGGACGTTCTGCTAGAAATACAGCTCCTTTTGTTGGAAGACTTGGTAAACCTCTTAATCCAGGGGCTCTAAAATTTAAGCAGAGTAATATTCCAGGAGGAGATATATTTAATGATTATCTCTTAGATTTAATGAAATTAAAATAAGAAAAATATTATGGACTTGCTTGATAGAACTGATGTTAGTAATAAAAATCCTGGGGATTCATTAACTAGTGCTGATATCAATAGTATAAATAATACTGTTAATGCTGCAGTTAGTTATATAAATGAAAACTTAAAAGATTTTTGTAATGCTAATGCTGAAATAAATAATTATGAAAGAAAATTAACTCTTTCGGGAGCAATTAGATTAGTACCTGAAGCAAGACGACGTAGCGGATTGAAAATTAGATTTCTTGGTAGTGAAGGTGCATATTCAGAATATATTTATAAAGGACCAGATGCTGATGAATCTAATTGGGCTAATGAAGATAATTGGAAATCTCCTTACAACATTATTGACGGAGGAGAGTGGTAAGTTTAAATAATAACATAAATTATGAAAAATAGTTATATAAAAACTACATGGATTGATAATAAAACTCCTGTTAATGCGGCTAATTTAAATAAGATCGAGAGTGCTTTATCAGATCTTTATACTAACGCTCTTAGTTCTTCTGAAATTTTAGAAGGAGATGGTATTAGAATTACTAATACTAGTTGTCAGTCAGATTGTTACGGTAATACTACAAAAGGTATTCAATTTTCTGTATCAGATCGTGTAATGCAGTCTGATTCTTGTAAAGGTGTTGATATTGTAACAAATACCTTGGATATCCTTCAATTTGAAAAGGATAGATTATACCTATTCTTAGATCCAGAGAGAAAAACTTTGGTTAAGATGGTAATAAACGGAGTTACTATTTTTGAAGTGAAATAATAATGAGATGGAACGATAAAAACGGATACATCACATATAAACAAGCTCTTCAAAATATTAAATCATGTCTAGGGATAGCTAAGATAGATTATTCCATGAGATGTGAATTAGCTCCGTATATCACATATATCTTAAAATATATATCAGATAGATTAACTTTACTTCCAGAAGGATCAGATGTCAAAACTTATATTCAAGAGTTTTTTGATATTCGAGATCATGGTGAAGCTAAGATTGTATTTTATGCTGTAGATGAACTTAGATGTGAACTTGGAATTGATAATGGTGAAATATACGTTGAAGGTTCTGAGATTCCATACAATGAGGATAGATTTATTTATGCATGGAGTAATGTTTTGACTGCTATGTTAGTTAGAATTTTATTCCAGTATCAAAATCTTCTAGCTCAACCCGAATCTAATGACTGCCCTTGTAATAATGAATGTGGAAGAGGACAGACTACAGCGGATTACGAATCTTGGAGTTCTGGTGTTTATCCAGAAGATGAAAGTTATTCTTACTATAATTATAAAGAAGTAAACAATACGGAATGGAGAACTAATAATGATGTTCCGGAGTGTACAAAATGTCTAAGACAATGAGTGATATAATTGTAAAAAATCAACTTCCTGAACCAACCGTAATTATTCTTAAAAATTCGGTAGAACAGGGAAAGATGCCTACTCCAGAACAGCTTGAAGTAGGTGAATTAGGTTTAGGTCTTCATGCCGGAGAGGAAAGTATATGGGTCAAAAATTCTGATGGTGTAGTTGTAGATCTTAGAGTTCCTAGAGTTGATAATTTTTGGGGTGATTTTCTCCTTGAATATGAAACTCTTGAGGAATTTAATGCAGATCTAGAAGCCGGAAAAATTAGTGATACTTCGATAGCTTTCATCAAAGGATCTAGACAGGCTTGGACTAAAGGAACTTTCTTCGCATTATCGGAGGAAGAAATAAATAAACTGATCGATAGTAAAGTATTGTTATTCCCAAGTATGACTTCTGAGTTAACATCAGAAAGTACATCTGAAGAAATAGCAGAAATTTTTGGTGGAGCAGAGAATTTTGTTAAGCTTACTGAAAAGATTAAAGATCAGATTTCAATTGCGTCTTTAAGAGTAGATTCTGGGAAAGCGATAGTTCCTGTATCTATTCAATCTAGTATTATAGAGTGTGAAACTCAGTGTAAAAATGTATTAGTTCTAGAGTGGATTTATTCAGGGAAATATTATTCAGAAAAGATTATCCTGAATAGTTTTACATCTGAATTCTCAGTTGAAAGAGAATTTACAGAATCTACTTTTATTGAGGTAGTAGAAAAAATAGATGAGCTTTTTAATACAAACTTAGAACTTGTAGAACCTAAGATTAATGGAACTTGGGATTTCTATAATAATGCATTCGAACCTATAACAATTACTCCAAGTCCAAATAAATATAATCCTGTAATTGAAAATGGATATAAGGCTGTTTTCAAAGGAGTTTATACATGGACAAGTGAAGATGGAAAGAAAGATCCTACTGGAGTTGTTAAGGGTTCATTCTGGGATACTCTTACAGGTACTGATGTTAGTTCTGATATAGTAACTAGTCCTTATTATACAGAAGATGCTACTATTTCTATTAAACTTGAAGCTCCTAAGACTGGTTTTATGGTTAGAGGAGAAGATGTTGTTAGAAGTACTGGCGTTTATGATTATACAGAAGATACTAGATCAGTAACATTCGCACATAGATTATTCTATGGTGTATCTACTAAGGGAAAAGACTTAGTAGAGTATGATATTAAATCTCTGAAAACATCTGAATTAATTACTGAACATCCTAAAAAGACTCTAGAACATTTTTCTACAGAAATGGATGAATATGCTATTTTTGCTTATCCTAAAGTTCTTGGTGAGTTAGATAGTATTTATCAGGATGGAATTCGTGTAATTAAGGCATTTAACAAAGTAGAATTAGAAATCACTAATGGTGCTGGTGTAGTAATAGATTATATAGTTTATGTTACTAATAATCCAGGTGCTTTTACTGATGTTGAGTTAGAATTTAAATAAATAGTACAATGGCGTTAAATTTTGCAGATAGATTAGTGTCCAACAATCCTAGTGCATATGGAATTGTTAGAGCTATAGAAGTTAGTGGACACAAAACAGTATCTTCTCTTTCAGCATTGTATAAAATTCCCGACTGTATTCTTTCTGATACAGGGGATAATTCTGGTAATGATTCTCTTGGACAATTGTGGTATGTAATTGATGCCAAAGAAGTTTATCAGCTTGTTAATTGGGAAAAAAGAAATGAAGCTGGAGGATGGAAACCATACTTATCTGGAGTAATTACAGATGAAGCACTGGAAGAGATATTAAATACTAAGCAAGATAAATTGATAGCCGGAGAAGGGATTAGTATCAGTGAGGATAATGTAATTTCTTGCACTATAGATACATCACTTTTCAGAATGGTGGATGAGCTACCTTCTTTGGAGGAAGCAGAGACAAATAAAATTTATCTTCTTAGAAAAGAAAATAATATCGGAGAACTTCAGAGTTATACTGAATATATAGTAACTATTAAGGTTGACGAAGAAGGGAAAGAAATAAAAGAATGGGAAAAGATCGGTGAATATGATTTATCTATTGAACTTGCTCCCTATCTTAAAATAGAAGATGCAGAAAAGACTTACGTAAAGAAGGAAAACATCGTAGATTCATTCGAAGGTGGTGATCCTAAAGAGCAAGTTTTATCTGCTGAAAAAGGAAAAGAACTTAAAGAACTCGTAGATTCATTAGAGGAAAGAAAAGTAGATAGTGTAACAGCTACTGAGGGAAAAGGAATCATAGTAGAAGGTACTCATAACGATCCTACTATTGGTGTTCTTCGTGATCCTGAGTCTGAAGGATTTTTTACAATCGAAGAAACAGGTCTTAAACTTAGTGGTGTTCAGGATGCTATTGATGAAGCAGTTGGTGAATTAACTGATAGAGTAGAACTTGAATCTGATGTAGTCTATAATATCAATGAAATATTTCCAGGTGAAGGTAAGGGAGAAAATGGAGATCAGTGGCACATCCAATATGCTGCTGCTAAATTAGATGCTTTCCTTCCAGCTGAAAAGAAAGTTCCAGGTATAAAAGTTAAGTTTATTAACTTAGACGGTAACTGGAGAACTTTCACTTTCAATGGTGGATATTTCTTGGATGGTAGAAACTGGAGTTATGATATCACTTCTAATGACTTCACTGAATTAGCTACAGAAAATCTTCCAACAGCTACTCCAGAATCAAATGGAGTAATGTCAAAAGAAGATAAAGCTAAACTTGATGGAATTAGTGAAACTATCAATAAAGATGTAGATGATAAGATTGCAGAAGTTAAAGAGACAATCGATAACTATACTGTAAATGGTTATAAAATTTCCACAAATCCATCTTTAGATAGAAATGATATCGGTCTTGGAAATGTTACTAATGACGCTCAGATAAAACGCTCTGAAATGGGTGTTCCTAAGGGTGTTGCTACTCTTGGAGAAGATGGTAAAGTTCCGGAATCACAACTTCCAGATTCAGTTCTTGGAAATGTTAAATATCAAGGAGTTTGGGATGCAGTTAATAATGTTCCTAAACTTGAACTTAACGATTTTGATTCCAATGGTCATTACTATATAGCTATTAATAAAGGCTCTCAATTTGGATATGATTTTGATCCAGGTGATTGGGTAATTAATAGTAATGGTAGATGGGTTAAAATTGATAATGTAGATTCAGTTAAGTCTGTAAATGGTCAGATCGGAATTGTTGAATTAGGTATAGAGGATATTCCTAATCTTAAGGAAACTCTAGATTCTAAAGCAACTAATGATGATTTCAATAGACACTTAACAGACTATAAGAATCCTCACAAGGTTACTAAAGATCAAGTAGGTCTGGGTAATGTAGATAATACAGCTGACAAGGATAAACCTGTTTCTGATGCTACACAGGCATTAATTGATCAAACAAGAACCGTACTAGAAAATAAAATTTCTGAATTACAAACTAATACTGAGGCAGACTTAGAAGTATTTAGATTAGAATTTGAGAATAAATTAGCCGAACTTGCTGCTAAAGAAGAAGCTGATATTGTTGCTGTTAATAATAGTCTGAAGGAAGCAAAGACAGAACTTCAGAATAATATTGATAATTTAGCATCAAAGACAGAAAATGATTTAACAGTTGCTAAGAAAGAGTTGGATAATAAGATCTCTGAATTATCAACTAAAACAGAATCTGATCTTTCTACTCTTAGAGCTGACTTAGAATCTAGTATTTCTGTAACTAAAACAGAGCTTGAGAAGAGTATATCTGAATTGGCATCTAAAACAGAAAATGATCTTAATACTGCTAAATCAGAACTTGAAAAAGCTATATCAGACCTAACTGCTAAAGAAGAAGCTGATATTGTTGCTGTTAATAATGCTCTTTCTGAAGCTAAGAAAGAATTAGAAAACAGTATCTCTAGTTTAGCATCTAAGACAGAAAATGATCTTAGTTTAGCAACAAAAGAGTTGAATAATAAGATCTCTGAATTAGCTACTAAAACAGAATCCGATCTTTCTACTCTTAGAGCTGACTTAGAATCTAGTATTTCCGTAACTAAGACTGATCTAGAATCTAAGATCACTGAATTAGCAACTAAGACTGATGCTAAATTCCAAGCAACTGATTCTAAGATTGAAGCAACTAAGACAGAGCTTCAAACTAATATTGATAACCTATCTCATCGTCATGATGATGATATGAAAGATATTAGAAGAGAAATCGAAGAGGCTACTGCTGGTTCTAATGAAGCACTTAATACACACATCCAAGATAAGAGTAATCCTCATCAAGTAACTAAAGAACAGGTAGGTCTTGGTAATGTTACAGATGATGCACAGGTTAAGCGTTCCGAAATGGGTATGCCAGAAGGAGTTGCTACACTTGATGCAACCGGAAAAGTGCCTTCATCTCAATTACCTAGTTTCGTAGATGATGTAATCGAAGTAGATTCATTTGACTTACTTCCTGAAACTGGTGAAACTGGTAAGATCTATGTAACTAAGGATACTAACTTGACTTATAGATGGTCAGGCTCTCAGTATGTAGAAATTTCTGAATCACTTGCACTTGGAGAAACGTCTAGTACAGCTTACCCAGGAGACAAAGGTAAAGCTACTACAGACAAGGTTAATGCTCATACTTCAGACTACAATAATCCTCATAAAGTAGATAAAGCTCAGGTAGGTCTTGGAAACGTTGATAATACAGCTGACCTCGACAAACCAGTATCTAATGCTACACAGGAATTAGTAGATAATACTAAGAAAGAGCTAGAAGAAAAGATTAATAACTCAGGAAACGACTTACAAGATAACATTGATAAGATTGACGAGAGAGTTACTAATATTGAAGATTCTATTGCTCAGCCTGGTGGTTTAGCTACTCTTGATGATGCCGGAAAAGTACCTCTAGAACAATTGCCAAGTTTAGTAGATGATGTAATTGAAGTAGACTCTTTCGAACATCTACCTGAAGCTGGAGAAGTTGGAAAAATCTATGTTACTAAGGATACTAATCTTCTTTATCGTTGGACAGGGGTTAAATATGTAGAAGTATCAGAATCTCTCCACTTAGGTGAAACGGCTGATACTGCTTATGCGGGAGATAAAGGCAAGGAGACAACTGATAAGGTTAATTCTCATATCTCAGACTTCAATAATCCGCATAAAGTTACAGCCGAACAAGTAGGCTTAGGTAATGTTGATAATACTTCTGATATCAATAAACCTGTTTCTACCGCACAACAAGAAGCTTTAGATGCAGTTAAGACCGAACTTGAGGAGAAAATTAATAACTCTGGTAGTGATCTTCAAGGTAATATTGATAAGATTGACGAGAGAGTTACTAATATCGAAAACTCAGTAGGTGCTCCTGATGGTATAGCTACACTTGATTCCGAAGGTAAATTAGAAGTTTCACAGATCCCTAACGAAGCTCTGAATGTTATCGAAGGTAAGTATATGACTGAAACTCAATTTACTGATTCTGAAGGTGTAGAGTTTATTCCAAGACATAATACTATTTATATTGATAGTATCGGTGGTTCGAATAAACTTTATCGCTGGGATGGATTCAAGTATGTAGAAGTATCAGATTCAGATAATGTTACAGAAGCTATTGACAATCACATCAAAGATTTCAATAATCCACATAAAGTAACAGCCGAACAAATTGGGCTTGGAAACGTAGATAATACAGCCGATATTGATAAGCCAATATCTACTGCTGTTCAAGAAGCTTTAGATACTGTAAACACTAAAGTAACTGAACACACTGAGAATAAAGAAAATCCTCATGGTGTTACAGCAGAACAAATTGGCTTAGGAAATGTAGATAATACGGCTGATTATGATAAACCTGTTTCTAAGGCTACTCAAGATGAAATCGATAGAATTGACGGTCGTATTGATACAATCGATAATTCAATTGGTGTTCCTAGTGGTATTGCAACTCTTGATGGCAATGGTAAATTAACAGATTCTCAAATACCAGACAAGACGATTAATGTTCTTGTAGGTAAACTTATGAGTGAAACAGAATTCAAGGACGAAGAAGGTAATACTTATGAACCTAGAACTGGAGTAATTTATATTGATACTGTTTCTGGTACTGAGAAAATATATAGATGGAATAAATATGAATATGTAGAGATTTCAAATACAGAATTACTTGAAGGTGCATTAAATTCTCACGTTCAGGATAAGAATAATCCTCATCAAGTAACCAAAGAGCAGATTGGGTTAAGTGAAGTAACAAATGATGCTCAAGTTAAGAGATCAGAAATGGGAACTCCGGAAGGTGTTGCTACTCTTAACGAAAATGGTAAAATTCCTGTGGAACAACTTCCAGGACAAGTTGATGAAGTATTTGGAATTGATCGTTTCGTATCAACAAAAACAGATATTCCTTCTTCTAGATTAGTAATTGGTTCCACTTACTATGTAGAAGATGAGAAGAAAATATATACAGCAATTTCTGAAACGGAATTAGATGAAGGTGCTACTCCTGATAAAGGTGTAATCTATTCTAATCGAGAAACTAATATAATCTATCGTTGGGATGGTGCTGAATTAGTAGAAATTGGTAACCCTATTCATCTTGGTGAAGTAGCTGGAACTGCATATCCTGGAGATAAAGGTAAGGCTACTACAGATAAAGTTAATGCTCATGTGGCTGACTTTGAAAATCCTCACCAAGTAACTAAAGAACAGATCGGTCTTGGAAATGTAGATAATACTTCTGATGCTGATAAGCCTATTTCTAGTGCAGTCCAAGAAGCTTTAGATGCTGTTAATAAAGAAGTTTCAGAACATAAAGCTGATAAGAATAATCCTCATGAGGTAACAAAAGCTCAGGTAGGTTTAGGAAATGTAGATAATACTGCAGACCTTGATAAACCAGTATCTAATGCTACACAGGAATTAGTAGATAATACTAAGAAAGAGCTTGATACTAAGATAGATAATCATACTTCAGACTTTAACAATCCTCATAAGGTAACTAAGGATCAAGTAGGTTTAGGTAACGTTGATAATACAGCTGATATTAATAAGCCTGTATCTGTAGCACAACAAGCTTTAGTAGATTCTACAAAGGCAGAGTTGAAGAAAGATATTGGTGATATTGAAAAAGATGTTACTAATCACATAGCTGACAAGAATAATCCTCATGAAGTAAATAAACTTCAGGTAGGTCTTGGAAATGTTGATAATACATCAGATATCAATAAACCTGTATCTATTGCACAACAAGCTGCTTTAGATAAACTTAAGAGTGATCTTGAATCTATTATAGGTTCTACAGGAACAGATCTTAGTGCTCACTTGAAAGACTTTGATAATCCTCATAAGGTTACTAAAGATCAGGTTGGACTTGGTAAGGTGGATAACACTGCTGACCTTGAAAAACCTGTCTCTGTAGCAACTCAAGAGGCAATCAATGCTGTTCAGTCTAATCTTGATAAGACCAATATTTCATTAGAGAATCATATTGCAGATAAGAAGAATCCTCATGAAGTAACGAAGGAACAAGTAGGTCTAGGTAATGTAGATAATACATCTGACTTAGATAAACCTGTTTCTCATTATCAACAGGATGCTCTTGATGAACTTGAAAGAAGACTTCAAGGTTCTATTGATGGTTCTGGTTCTGATCTTAGTGCTCATATTTCAGATTTTAATAATCCGCATAAAGTAACTAAGGATCAGGTTGGACTTGGTAATGTAGATAATACAGCTGACAAGGATAAACCTATTTCTGATGCTACACAGAAAGCTTTGGATAGTATTAAGACAGAAACTAATACTATTATCGAAACTCATATAGCAGATAAGAATAATCCTCATGAAGTAACTAAGGAACAGATTGGATTAGGTGAAGTAACAAATGATGCTCAAGTAAAACGTTCAGAGATGGGCGTAGCTGGGGGAGTTGCTACACTTGACCAAGAAGGCAAAGTTCCTAGTTCTCAATTACCTAGCTTTGTAGACGATGTTATTGAAGTAGATTCTTACGATAACTTGCCTACTACAGGTGAAGCTGGTAAAATCTATGTTACTAAAGATACCAACCTGACTTATAGATGGAGTGGTTCTAAGTATGTAGAAATCTCAGCGTCTTTGGCTCTCGGTGAAACATCTAGTACTGCCTATGCTGGTGATAAGGGTAAGGCAACAACCGATTCTCTTAATGCACATTTGGCAGACTTTAACAATCCTCATAAGGTAGATAAAGCTCAGGTAGGTCTAGGTAATGTAGATAATACTTCAGATAAGGATAAACCTGTATCTGATGCAACCCAACAATTAATTAATGAAGTTAAGGAATCTATTAATAGCGGAAATACTACTATTACAGATAACTTAACTAAACATATAGAAGATTACAATAATCCTCATAAAGTAACGAAAGATCAAGTAGGTCTAGGTAACGTTGATAATACTTCAGATAAAGATAAACCTTTGTCTGATGCAGCTAAAGAAGCTATCAACGAGGTTAAGACTCTAATTACTTCTTCTGGAACTGACTTAAGCAATCATATTAAAGATTATACAAATCCTCATAGAGTAACTGCAGAACAAGTAGGTCTCGGAAATGTAAATAATACTTCCGACCTTGACAAACCTATTTCTAATGCTACTCAGAAGGAACTTGATAAACTTGACGCTAAGATTGATAAGATTAATACAGATCAGGGAACAGATCTTAGTGCTCACTTGAGAGATTTCAGTAATCCTCATAAAGTAACTAAAGAACAAATTGGACTCGGAAATGTAGATAATACTGCAGATCTCGATAAACCAATATCTACTGCTACACAAAAAGCAATTGATGATGCCAAAGCAGCTAATAATACTGCTTTAGATAATCATGCTAATCGTACAGATAATCCTCATAAGGTAACTAAGGATCAAGTAGGTTTAGGTAACGTTGATAATACAGCCGATATTAATAAACCTGTATCTGTAGCACAGCAGAATGCTCTTGATACTTTATCTAATAGTTTAAATACAGCTATTAATAATCACGTAGGTAATACTAATAATCCTCATCAAGTAACTAAAGAACAAGTAGGTCTCGGAAAAGTAGATAATACATCTGACTTAGAAAAGCCTATTTCAGTAGCAACTCAAAACGCTATTTCTGAAGTTGTTTCTAATCTGGATAAACATATTGCAGATAAGAACAATCCTCATGAAGTAACAAAAGAGCAAATTGGACTTGGTAGAGTTGATAATACATCAGACCTCGAGAAACCTATTTCAACAGCTACTCAGGTTGCTCTTGATAAGAAGGCTGAACTTGGACCTGATGGAAAAATACCTGAAAGTCAATTACCTGAAAGAACAATGCATAGTTTGTTCTATAAGGGTACTTGGGATGCTGAAAGGAATTTACCAACACTAGCTAATGGAGATAAGGCACAAGATGGTGATTACTATTTAGTTAATAATGATGGTGAGTCCTTTGGATATAAATTCATGGTAAATGATATTATATTCAATGCCAGTGGAATTTGGTATAGAATGATGGGCTCTAATAAGAGAGATAATCCTACTGAATTTAAGATTACTAAATTCACAGCAGATAGAACTTTATTAGAGAGAGGTGAATCAACAGAAATTACTCTTGAATGGGAATATCAATTGACCCCAAGTGGACAAATTAATTTCCAATTCATAGATACTCATGATATTCCTGTTGAGGAACGTACTTATAAGATTACTGCCACTGGAGGACAAACATTCACATTGAGAGGTTCGTATCTAAGTGAAGTTGCAACAGCTACTTTAACGATTGATACAGCTGATAAGGTTTATGTAGGTGCATCAAGTAATTCTGCTCCTACTGACTCTGACTTTATAGCAATGAATTCTTTCTTCTCCTTCGGTGATAATGAATTCCCATTCACTCCTATTGATTGTTCAGGAGGTAAGTATATTTACGTAGCAATTCCAACAGAAGAGTATAGTAAGTATAGAATCTATTGTAATAATTATCCTGTTGATGATGTAACAGTATACTCTAGACGTATAACTAACATCTTTACTGGATATACTGATTATACAATTACTAAACTTGCTAATCTCTATCATGGAATACTAAATATTGAAGTTAAATTAATTGATAAAAGATAATGCCAGAAAATAATTTAAAAGGAACGGTACTCTATTCGGGTATCGTTCCCACCAATACTTCTGACGTATATCCAACACATTCAGCCATTTATGGTATGGGAGGCTTCCGTTCAGTTAAAACAATAGCTGAGCGGGATGCTATTCCTGTAGAGCGACTAGAAGTAGGAGCTAAAGTATTGGTATCTGAACAAGAAACTGGATATTACGTTGAATCAATAGTAGATGGAAAAGTAAATTGGCAACTTGATACTTATTTATTTGCTGATAAACTCTTAGCATCTCCAGTTATCTCTGGTACTTGGAGTTTTAAAAATAATGCTGGTACAGAGGTTACAAATACAGAAGTTGGTGTTAGTAACGTAAATGCTAGTTCTATTACTATCGAACGAGGATATAAAGCAAAATTTGTTGGAAGTTTTAAATGGACTAAGACAACTACAAATAAAGCCCCTACTTCATGTAGTGGTGACTTAGGGACAACTTTACCTTCTAGTGATGTTGCTTCTCCAACAACTACTATTGATAATATTGCTGCTTCCAGAGTAATTAAAGAAACCTTAAGTGCACCTAAAAAAGGATTCATGGTTTCTGGTAGTTCTGTAGTTGTTGCATCTGGAAATGATACGACATCTGCACAATTTAGTATCAATGTATGGTCTAGACAGAGATATGGTGTAACTACTTCAGCTACTCCTACACAAGATGATATTAAAGCTATGACTGGAACAAAATTAGTCAATGCTAGAACTTTATCAGTTTCTGGAGTTACTGCTGATGGAACTCAATATTACAGTTATGCTTACCCAAAAGACTTAGGAGCTCTTACATCAATTGTTCAGAATGGAGCAGCACCTGTTTTGGAAGACTTTAATAGAACTGAAGTGACTGTAACAAATGGTGCAGGTGTAAATATCGTTTATTATGTATACACCTCTAAATATAAAGGTGCATTTCAAAATGTTAAACTAGATTTTAAATAATTAAAGATTAGAATACAATGGCTCGTTACCCGGCGCAGTTACAATCTGCGAATCTTAATGAATTTGGTATTGTCTATGCCGACGAAATACAAGGCCATAAAACAGTTGCTACTCTGAATGCACTTTATGCTATCACAGATCCTATTCTTAGTAAATCCGTAGTAAATACTAATAATGATGCTATCGGACAAGAGTGGTTTGTTGTATCAGAGGATTGTTATTACAGATTAGACAACTGGGCCAATAGACATGCAGCTTCTGGATGGACTAAACTTCAAGTAGTAGATACAGAGTTTAATAGTCTTTCTACACATGGAGCTGATAAGATAAAAAATTTCACAACATCACCATCGACAGTAACTCTCAACTATAATACGTGGAGATCATCTACTGTAAATGCTGATGGAACCGCTGTAATAAACGCTGCTACACAATCTGCAGCGGGTGTTCTAAGCGCAGCGGATAAAACTAAATTAGATGGATTAAATACAGATTCTATTAATGATATATCTGTAACATCTAATGCTAATAAAGCTACTATTACATTTGTATCTGATAATGGTAATAAGGAAGATATAAGTACTACTATAGATTTTCCTATATCTACTACTACCGCAGCAGGTACAATGAGCGCCAAAGATAAAACAGAATTAGATAGAATTAATACTGCTAACTTTGCTCTTGGCGCTGTAACTCCTGCTGCGTCTACTGTAGGAATAGCTGCTTCTAAAACAAATGTAACTGATGGTACTACCGCTGCGAATAATATTACGCTGCCTGCTGCTACACAATCTGCAGCGGGTGTTCTAAGCGCAGCGGATAAAACTAAAGTTGACCGAATCACAGGTACTAATCATGTTATCTCTCAGCCTACTACAACAGCTACCTCAAGAGTAATTACTATAACGGGTATAAATCCTACAGATAATAAAGCAGTTTCTAGTTCTATCACTCTTCCAGAAGTATCAGAAACTCAGGCAGGTCTCGCAAGTGCATCTGATAAGAAAACTCTCAATGCTATTAAAACTCTTGGGAATTCTTCTCACTTGAAAGATGATGGTTGCTGGACTAGAACAGCTTCTAATGTAGCTATAAACTTCACTTGTACTAATGTTAGTGGTAATTCTACAGATACTAACGCAAAAAATGAACATTCAGTTAATATTGGAGCTGCATCATCTACTCTTGCAGGGGTAATGACTTCAACCGATAAGACAGAACTTGATAGAATAACCACAGCGAATTTTGCTTTAGGTGCAGTTACGCCAGCAGCTTCAAGTGTAGCTATCGCAGCAACAAAAACAACTATTTCTACAGGAGTTAGTGCAGCAAACAATATAACTCTTCCCGCTGCAACTGCTAGTGTAGCTGGTGTTATGACTGCTGCAGATAAAGTAAAGCTTGATACTACTCTTCCTAACTTAATTAACTCTAATAAAACAACTATTGATAATTATACTGTAAATGGAATTAAAATTTCTACTAATCCCGTTGTAACAGGAGCAAATACTAAAGTAACTGGGTATTCAAAACCAACTACGACTGGAGCTATTGCAGCAACTGATAGTATCAATGGAGCTCTTGGAAAATTAGAGAAAAAGTTAGATGATGAAGTAACTAATAGAACTAATGCTGTTTCAAATCTAACTAATACAGTAAATAATAATAAGACTACAATAGATAACTATACTGTTGGAGGAATAAAAATTTCTGCTAATCCTAAAGTGGCAAATGGAACAAATACTACAGTATCTACTGCTAATAGTACGATTACTTGGTCTCTAAACTCTACTATATCACTTACTAGAGTTAATGCTTCTAGTGGATTCTATCAGACTTCAGATAAACGTTTGAAATCAGATATTAAACCTTTGGAACATACACTTGAGGAGATTTGTTCTATTCCGACAGATTCATTTATTTTAGGTGGGAAAAAAGACCTTGGAACTATAGCACAAGAACTTGAACCAACTTTCCCTGAACTAGTAACAGACGCCGAACTTAAACAATCCGATGTACCTAACCCTGAAAACTTTGAAACCATTGAGAAAGATGGTGAAACTTATGTTCTAGTTAAAGAAGTTGATTATGCTAAAATGAGTGTTCTAGCAATCGAAGGTATTAAATTACTTAAGGCCGAAATAGATGAACTTAAAAAGCAGTTATTAGATAAATAAAATAAAGGGAGGTTGATCAAGAGTAAAAACTTGATTGCCTCCTTTTAAATTTAAAAGTAGGAATGAAATGGATCAAATAATTAATTTTAAAATAAATACAGAACTATTTACAAGTAGATCTGAAGCGATCCTAGCCTTAGAAAACATTATATTTACTCAAGGAGAGCCAGTTATTGCAATTTATGGAACTACTTCTCAAAATGCTAAAATTATTCTAGCCGTCGGAAAAAGAAATGGAGCTGGAAAAAATGCATTTGAAATAATTTCCACTAAAGAAGATATGTCTGAAACTTTGAATATTATTAATTCTTTGAATAATGAGTTCACAGAACATATCAAAGCAGAAGCAGGTGATAAGCTTGGACATGTAATAACAGGAGGAGATATTGTTTTCTCTGGAGGTATAGGAACTGTAGTTTCGGCTGGAAAGGTAAAAAATAAACTTACTTTTACTGGTGGAACTTTTGAAGGAACAGATAAAACTACATTTGATGGTTCTGAGGCTGTAACGATAAAAATTCCTAGCCCCTCATTTACTGTTCCTAAACCATTAGGACATGCAATAGCTGGAGAATCTAAGGAGTGGGCTAGAGCTGACCATGTGCATGAAGCTCCTAAATCAGTCTCTGGAAATGCTGGTAGTGCTGATAAATTAAGTTCTAAAAGAAATATAACTTTAACCGGAGCTGTTACTGGAGGTGTAGTAACTGATTTTTCAGGAGATATTACAATTAATACTTCCAAAAACCATACACATGATATTTCAGAGGTTACTGGTCTACGAGGTGAGTTGAACACCTTAGAAGCAACTAAAGCTCCCATTGAAAGTCCTATCTTCACAGGAACTCCAGAGGCTCCAACAGCTCCACAAGGAACTAATACTAATCAGTTAGCTACTACTGCATTTGTTATCAAGGAAATTGGAGAAAAAATAGAAGCTGCTGTAGCCTTGAAATTTAAAGGAACTCTCGGAACAACTGGAACTGTTAAGAGTCTTCCTGCTCAACATACAACAGGTGACGTCTATGTTGCCACTACTGGAGCTCCGAATGTATCAGGACTTAGACTTGAACCTGGTGATATAATAATTTGTATCAAAGATGGTTCAACTGCTAATGATTCTGATTGGACAGTTGTACAGACTAATATAGATGGAGCTGTAACAGGACCAGGAAGTGCAGTTTCTGGAAATCTAGTACTTTTTAATGGAACTACAGGAAAAGTTATATCAGATTCTGGTCTTTCATTAGCAGACCTAGCAAAAGTAACAACTACTATCTCTGCAGGTCCTGGTTTAACTGGAGGTGGATCTATTGGAGGAAATCAAGTAATATCACATGCTTCTCAACCAACTACAGGAACTAATGCAGGGGGTAATTCTGGAGCTTTTGTCACCAACATTAAGATCGATTCCTTTGGACATGTTGTAGAAGCCTTAAAAGGAGACTTAACTGGATCATATCTAGCACCCTCCGGAGAATATATTTCAGGAATTACACTCTCAGGGAATACACTATCAGGAAATTCTAAACCATTCCCTAATATTGAAATTGAAAATGGAGAAGTAGGTGGATCGGAAGAATTTGTTACTGGAATCTCTGTAAATACTGTTTTAAATAATCATAGAATTCAAGTTAATAAAGGAACAATCCCTGGAATAATAGTAACTGGAGATGGTGGTGAAGGAAATCCTAGAAAATATGTTTCAGGAATAGAATCAGATGGACATCATGGAATATCTTTTACTACTTCCGAAGAATCTGGAATGGTTAAGGTTTCAAAAGATGGTTCAGCTGATTATTTAGGAAATAAAGTTCTCTCTGGAGTTAGTTCTGGAAATACTTATGCAACTACTGTAACTCAAGATACTGATGCTTTGAGATTAACTACTACTATTTCAGAGATAGATGGTGGAGATGATCAAGGAAGCCAAGGAAAACGTCAAGTAATTAGAGTAAAAAGATATACTACAGGTGGAATTCTTCCTAGTGGGTTAGCTTCAGGGGAAATAGCTATAAACTTGGTTGATAATTATCTTTATGTTGGAAATGAAGAGGGTGGAGTTCAAAGAATCTATCCAAATGCTACACCACAGAAAGATGGTCTTTTATCAGCCGAAGATAAATCACGCCTCGAAAAAGCTATATCTGATATCGCTGATCATGCTTCAAGTCTGGGAACGATAAATACTGAGCTTGATGTTCTTGAGGAAGATTTGAAAGACACGAAGGAAAAATTAACTGAAAAAATTTCTCAAGAATCCGAGGCGAGAAAAACGGCTGATCAAGATTTTAAGGAAAACTTGAATACTGAAACTCAAGAAAGAACTACCGAAGATATTGCTATAAGAGAATATATAGACTCTACAAAATCAGAGTTAAATGAAAAGATAGATAAACTTATTGGTTCAGGAGGAGAGACTGAAGGAGGATTAGCTGCAGAAGTGGAAGCTAGAAAACAAGGAGATAAATATAACTTCAATCTCTTAAAATTTGCAATTCAGAGAGTAAATTCATCTGCTGGTTTTGAAGATCCTGATCCCGATGATGACAGTATTTATAGTAATTTCCCGAGTCTTTCAGATACACATTACTTAGGTGGACAGAGCAATTTAGTAGGATGTCTTAAGGTTCTTGACCAGAAAATTTATGAACTAGAACAAGCATTAACCATTAAAACACTCTAATATATGGCATTAACTAATTTTTATAAAGGACCTGAAGCTGAATATTCTAGAGAGAAACATATTAATGGTATTTATATGAGCACTGATTCTAGAAAGCTTTGGATATTCGGACAACCAACACAAGAATTATCAGATATTATAGAAAAAACTGATTATGATGCTCTTGAGTCTAAAGATCCGAATTTAATATATATCGTAAAATTATCAGAAGAATGAAAAAATTAATTCTAATCCTGATCACTATTCTATTAATTATTTCTTGTGGTACTTCCCGAAAATTTAATACTACTTTTTATGAAGGCTTTTCGATAGAACCACAAAGAATAATAGATAGTATAACTACAGCAAACTTACTTCCGGCGTTTATGGAATATCGAGAATGGCCTAAGTCGATGTACTTTACTAGTGATTCAGTTATAACTACACAGTATACGACTATAACCACTAAAGAAGATACGACTTATGTATTCTCGATAACTAAATCCGCCGGAGATAGTATATACTTAATTAAATTTAGAAAGGAATAAAATTATGGATTTCGTATCAGTATTTTCAACATTAGCTGCTTTAGTGGCTGGTGTTCCTGTTGTTACGCAGGCAATCAAAAGAATTATAGGTAAAGAACTTCCAGGGTGGGCTAATCAATTAATTTCTTGGATAGTCGCTATTGGATTATGTATGTTTGGTTGGTTTTTCGATCTTGGATGTCTTGCTGAAGCTTCTTGGTGGCAATCTCTCATAGTAGGTGCTGGTGTTGGATTAGCTAGTAACGGGGTATTTGATATCTCATTTGTTCAGGGAATGCTTGAACTTATATTCGGAAAAATAAAAAAGTAATTATGAGATCTTACGGTTATATTAAAACAGAAAACCTAGAAAGTTACTCAGAATATAAACCACAACCTATCACACTTCCGGCCGAATATAAACTTAAAGATATCGGCAAAGTGTGGGATCAAGGTAGTGTCGGAAGCTGTGTTAGTCATTCAATAGCAGAAATGTATAACTTTTATCAGCTAAGCCATGGAAAAACTCTGGAGAAAAAGCCTGATTGGTTATACTATCTTAGAGCTAATAAAACAATAGATGGAATGATGCCTGCCGAAGGTTTTGAGTTAATGAAAGCGGCCGGAGAAATAAAAATCTTCTCAAGAATATCAACTATTGAAGGAATTAAACATGCAGTGATAACAAATGGACCTGCACTTATAGCTGTTATTGTAAGAAACGGAGAACGTGATGATTTCTGGAATGGTTCTGAAAACTTAGGAGGACATGCGATAAGTATTGTTGGTTTCTCTAGAGATGGATTTATGATAAAAAATTCTTGGGGTTATGGATATGCAGAGTCCGGTTTTTCTGAGATGAGCTATGAAGATGCTGGAAAAGTAATTCGAGAAGCTTGGACTATAATAGAATAAAAAAAGAGACTAGTAAAGGGTTTAATTTTCCCAATACTAGTCTTTTATTTTCTTTATATTCTCTCTATAAATACTTCATAATCATCCTTACAATACCAACTTGGACATGTATGAGGATTTCCATGTCTATTTCCTTTTCCTCGGTCTATATAACTTTTCCATCTATATATTGTATCAGATTTCTTAAGAGCTTTCCACCAAACATCAAGTGTCGTTTTTATCCATGAACCTTTCTCGGCTATTATGTCTGATGGATTAACTAAAGGTTTATTATTATCATAGTCTCTCAAGTGATGCCAAATATAAGGTCCAGTATATACAAATTTCTTCGGCCTTGGAGAATATACGGCGATGAATTTTTGGTCGTCAGAATAATCATCATCTCCTGTGTAACAAAAATCTACTTGAATCTCTTTTATCCCGACCCTCCTTAGTATCGCCGTTTTTTCATCAGGCCGTAAATTATAATACTCATCTCTTGTTATCTTTTTCCCAGTCAAATCTCTAAGATAAAAGAATCTACCATTACCTTCTTTCCCAGGGATCATATCTTTAGGAGACTTACCTAATAGAAAAGTTTCAATATAACCTTTAGGAAATGCATAAAACCCCTTCCTAACCGGAGCTGTATGAAATCCTCTTGAAGGTGAATCTCCAGGGAGTGATCCTTCTTTATGATCTTGTGGAGATAAAGTACCCCACCTAAAAAATTCATAACTCTTCTTCATAAACTCTATTCTTAAAAGTTACAGTCGAAAATCTCTTCTTCATTATTTTTAAAACTTTTTTCTCCAAGGATCGATACTCATGAGAAGAATAATCACGTTCTAACTCAATATATTCCCAAGGCTCGTCATAAATAAATTCCCAATTAGATGTGCATTTAATTAATTCAGCTGTCCAAGGATCTGAATGTCTCCACCTAAGATAAATACAATAACCTTGAGATGAAATCGGATCAAGAAAATAATAATAACATTGACTTGGACACCATATTAAATTCTCTATCCAGTAACCTAATAATTGTTCGTTCATATATAATATACTGTTTTTTCATTAACATATATAAGGAAATAAACGTTCCTTTAAATCAAGAGGGTAGAGATCCAGAATGGGTTTATGTATTCGAATCAAGCACAACTCTTAATACTAGTTGGAGTGATAAGGATAGTAGATATGAGGGAAGTGTATCTATAAACTCGTATAGATATGATAAGAACAATAGTACACTCCGTGAAAATGTAAGTTGGAATGCTAGTATTAATAATGGTTGGGATTTAGATGATCATGGTGAATATTTTGTTGCATATACTAAAAATCCAGGTTCTTACGCAGTTGCAACTATAGTTCAAGAAGTCTCTGGAAAAATTCTTGATATTTCTTGTTATTCGTAATAAGATAATTTTATTTATTAAAATAAATAGGATGATAATCTCCATGATACATATAGTTTCCAGTAATAACTTCTATAGGGTGTATGTCTACAGGTACTGTTGTAATAGATGATTCAGTATCACCAGTATTAATAGTTAGTGAATACGGATGTTCTCCGGTATCCCCTTTAATTATAACACCTCCAGTAAAACTAGAGTCAAGAGTTTTATTAGCAACTAATTGTAATGAATAGTCTCTACCATCAGCCCAGAAATTAGCAGTAACAGTTAAACTGTTGTCTCTACCACCCTGATTTAAAGGAACGTTTAAAGTAAGAGAAAAATAAGACTAGGAAAATAAAATCCTAGTCTTATATTCTTTTATGAATCAATAGTATACTTAGTATTCATTAAGATTGTTGATTCTTCTCCAGTATCAGGGTTTTCTATAATAAGATAATAATCTCCGGAATCATATCCAAGTCCAATTATTTTTCCATATCTTTTAGGATCATAACAATCTCTAGCAATCTTACCCCAATTTCCTGGAACATCATCTTTTGCTATTTGAAGTTCTGAATAATTTTTTCCTATTCCTGGTAAAATGAAATCAGGATTTAATAGATCAGTGACATCTCTTATTTCCGTCCAAGGTCCAAAATATTCTTCTGTAAAACCTTTTCTATCAAAATTCTCTGCTAATGTGTCTAAAAGTTTTGATTGAGATTCTTCGGAGAGAGTTTTATCTTTAATTATTTCAACTCTTTTTTGAAAATATTCATCAGTTCTTTTCTTCCAAATATCCCAAGCTTTTACATACTCATCATATAATTCTTTCTTCATATTGTTGAATAAATTAAAATTAAAACTGATAAAATACCTATTAAAAACCCTGAAATAAAAGTACAAATCATTAATCCTTTTACTATATCTTTTATTTTAAAATCATTCATGTTTATATTTAATTACCAACTTAAATTTTTTGCACCTAAAGAAAGTCCATATTTAATTAATTCTTCATGATCTAATTTATCTACTTTATCAATCCAAGATATAATTTCTAGAACATATTTATCTATGCTAAGTCTTTCTAAATTTTCCCATCCAAACCCAAAAGCTGTATCATCAATACTTATTAACATACATTTAAAATCATATAATCCATTCTTTTTATGATATATAGTAATTTCAATTGGATTATATTGTCTACAATACATAGAATAATAAGTATTCTCAGTTACTTCTTTCAAACATACAAACTTTTCATAAAATCTATTTTTATCTGTTATCCATTGTCCAGTAAGTTTAGGTGGGTATATGTTTTCTTCTTCAAGTAAGTTAAATAAAAATGAATCCCATTGATTAATATCATGTACTTTTATACTTTCTGAAGTTAAATATTCCTCTAAATTCAATAATTTCATTATTCCTTATTATTATATATTACTTTCTCTACCATCTTCTCATATTCGTTCGGAATTAGTTCAATTAGGTCTGGACGTAAATCTTTCCAAGAAGCCATTCCAAGTTTAGATATTATAGGATGATCAAAAACTATGCAAAAGTCCCACATAAAATCTAAATCTTCAGTTGTTAGTCCTTGAGAGTTTATCCATTCATTGATTGATTCTTTCGACATAAAATATCAATAGCTAATCCTATAACATCATCTGCAAATTCCTCTCCAAATTTTGTCTCTTTTCTTACTTCCTCTATTATTTCAGAAATAGTCCAAGAATTCTTTCCAGGCATAGGACAATATATAAACGGTCCTTCGGGATCTTTAGCAATACTTTTTTGATATTCTAAGTGTTTAATAATTGATTCTTTGATTCTACTTTCCATGACGACCTAACATTAAATTCATAAAATTACTCCATTCTTTTGAAAAGACATTGATTAGAAGATATTTTTCATAATAACTCATAAATTTCTCAGCATCTTCTTTAGAATCACTTCTAGTTTTTCTTACTAATTTATCCATTTCTGAAATAAAATTTTCCTTAGATTGTTCAAGAGGTATACAAAAAATATTATCTCTTATATAACTTTTTATTTGATCATTAATAGTAATATTCAGTATGTCAGATAAACTACCACCTTCAACGGATAACATTTGGTATTCACATGATGTACATAAGAAATACATTTTTTCCTCATCAGTTATAATCTTTTTCTCATAATCATCTGTTCTTGCTATCATTCCTCTCCTAGTTAGTTCTGCTTCCAAGATAGGCAGCCAATCTTCTCTCCATCCTGTTGAAGATTTTATTTTTCTGATTGCATTTAATATATGGGAACTGTTCATTTCTTCTAAAGATAATTCTTCACCTTTTGCAGTTATCCATTTATTCTTTGTCAGAGTCTTTTTCATAAATTATATCATTTCTTGATCCTGATTTTATATTCAAATTTTTCCGCGTTTCTTCCATGATCTTATTAAATTTTTCTAATTCTTCTAACCCTGGAATACTACTATCCAAAAAATTATCACTTTCCGGAAACATTGCATATTTTCTTAGATCTATCATTATTCCTATTTTTAGTACGTTTCTGTTCTTTTATCTTTTTTCGTCTCTCTAATTCTAGTCGTTTTTCTTCAGCTACTGATTCTGGAGTTACTTTTTGACGTGGTTTCTGAAGATCTTCGGAAAATTCTTGATATCTCTGAATTATTCCTTTCTCCGACCAATCATCTGGATATCCTTGAAAATTTATATCTTCAGGAAAGGATCCAATAGTAGGATTAAGAGAAAAAATCCATTCTTTTGTTTCAGAGTTTAATGTCATACAAAAACATGGCGTTCCTAGTTCTAAGAATACATCACGTTGTTCTGAGCTCTTAAGTCCATCGAAAGTTTCAATTATTATATCATCTGTTGAAATATAATCTTCGAGGTAAAAATACGAGCTCTCTATATCCGTGAATTTTCTTAGCATTACTCTCGCCATGGGTTTTTTATTTGGACCTTTTCCACGATATTGTCTAAACTCTACTCCATGCTTTTCTCCTAATTCTATAAGAGCCGGGATATCAAAACAAACCTTCGGATCTTTTATAGTATCGATAACTGAATAAATTAGGTTATTTCCAATTATTCGATCTAACTTATATACTTTAATAGTCGGAATAAGATAAATATATGGATAAACTCCAATGACATTATATTCAAAATTTATATACTTAGTATCAGACTTCATCATTATCTTATTATAAGTTAACGACCATCTAGCATATCTTACTAGGATATTCTTTGTTTTTCGCGAATACCCATTCTCTGAAGTTAATAATTTCTCTAGTCTCTCTGGAATTTCTGAGAGGGAAGCTGTTCTTAATTCTTTCATTTTATTGTATCTCCAATATTATATTTTTTATATGTATATTTTTGAACTATTAAAATTTTCCAATTTTTATTATTGTTTGGATCACTGATAATAAAATTAAGTCCTAAAGGTTCTCGACGTTTTTCTTTAATAATCCATCCAGAATACTCTTCTAGATCTACTTCACAACTGGAAATTAATATTAAAATTAGGATAATCAATAATTTTTTCATTTTCCAATCATATAATATTCTTCTAATAACTCTTTATGATCTTCTAAGAATACTTGAGCAACTTCTTTAGAGAGAAAGGCTATTGGAAAGAAAGTTTTTTCTTTTGAGATCATCACCGCTGTTCCGCATCTCACAATAGCAAATTTATCTTGTGAGTAATCATCCCAGTTGGGTTCTTGAAGAGCTGATGCTTTAGTATATTCTTTAACTAGCCAAATTAGTTCTTTAAAAGCTCTAGCACTATCTCTAAATCTCTCTGCCGGATAATCTTGTGGTACTTTTGGATATTCTATTTTCTCCGGAAGACCTTCAAGTTGTCTTCTCGAATAAAGTCTTAAGATCTTCTCTTTTATATCCCAAGATATTGTTGAAGAAAATAACTCTTTCGCTTCTTTAAAAGTTAAATCTATCGAACTTTTAATTTCTTCATCATTAATAATATTCCAATAATTAAAGAAATCATCTACTGTACAATAAGAAAACACTGGAATTCCATTAGAATCGAATGTTTCTGTAATAAGTTTTTCAGTAATAACTTTAATACCACAGAGACCACTAAGTTGCTCCTTTGTCATGCTCGATGATCCACAAACGCTTATAATAACGTATTCTTTTCCATTAGTTTTATTTATTCCTAAACCAGAAATAATTCCTCCTTCTACTTGGGTTTTGTTAGTAATTCTTTTTCCAACCTCTGAAATTAATGTTTCAATTCCTGTCTTCATATGATTAATTTATTTAATTTTAATATACATTAATAAGGAATTGATCGGAAATAAACGTTCCTTTAAATCAAGATATGAAACCAGTTTTTGTATTAATTACAAAAGCGGATGGTTTTAGTAATAATGATGAATATAATTCTGTAAAAATATATAATGATAACTACGTTTCTTACTATATAGACGATTGGGGTAATCAGGATTGGAGTGGATCTGTTGCATTTGATACAAAAATAGTAGATGCATATAATGAAGATACTGATACTAGTTTTAGTTGGAAATCTTATTCTATCACATTTCTCTATGTGCCTTCAGGTGCTGGAAGTGATAAAGCTCATATTAAATTTATTAATGGAGTAAATATTGAGGTTGAGATTTCTTAGCTAAATTATATTTAATGATGTAGTTATTATTTAAAGATTAGTAAAAGTTACTAATTATTTCACTATCTTAATTATTTATTTTTATATTATTAGATCCGAATACATCAATATTAGTAGTACCAAGTAATGTTTTATTAATTTCAATGAATAATAATCCATATACATCTAAATTATCTATAGGAATATCTAGAACAATTGCAGTTGATAACACAATATATAGATATTGCTTAAATCATAAATAATTCATTTATTATGCATGACAAGATATTACTAATGATTTATTACTTTCCCATTGTTTTAATATTACTTGACCTGCAAATCCCGAAACTTTTGTATAGACTTTCACATGTCCTCCACGTTCATCATATTTCCAATCTCCAGAAGAACTTATTCCATTCCAACTAACTTCTAATTTATTACTAGTATTATTTTTATCATATTTATATGAGTCTATATAACTAATACCTTCCCACCGATCATTATTACTATTATATTCGGTTTGTACAATATCAGGATTGGCATTAAATACGTATACCCATTCAGGTGATTTACCACTCTGACTTAAAGGAACGTTTAATGGTAAGAGAAAAATAAAGAGAAGGATTTTATTTTCCTTCTCTTTTTATTAATTAAGTATAATAATAGAATAATAAGTTTATTTGGAGAATCAACTTACTTTTCTAAATTGTATAGTATACTTACTAAGATCTTTTACAATACAAGTTCCTTTTTCCTGGATAAAGCGATCTATTGGATTTTCCACAAATTTAGGAATTAATTCACTTCTTTCCATACTACATTTAACTTTTAGATCTGGACAGTTCATTATTTTATCATAAATTCCTAATAATGAATAAGCATTTCCTTCATACTCTACTGTATTATCATCTACTGTTTTCATCGGACACGCTTTTTCATAAGATACTCCAAGTAATAAATCAAATAATAACATAATTCTAGGTCCGAATGATGCACAGTATTTTGTATAATTTTCATCATAAAATTTTCTTATTTCAAATACCTTGCTTATTGGAACATAATTAGTATTGGAATCATGAACTACAATAATTGGTTGAAGAGGATTTTTCCAAGATTGTTGTTTTGATACTCGAATATTATTCATAAATCCTCTAGCCATTATCGAACTAGTTCCTCCTTGGATAGGAAGATTTACACCAAGTCTTTTTATTCTAGCTACTAAATTCTTTTTTTCTCTTTCAGAAGTTGCTTTTAATAACCATTCATATTCCTGAACTTTTAACTTATCTCCTAACATAGTATTAACATATCCAGAATTTTCAAGGGGATATTGTTGTTGAATTGCTACATATTCTCGCAACTTGGGAAAACTTTTATATAGACCTTGAATAATATTTTCTGCTTCTTCTTCAGAACAGTTTAATCTTTCTGCTAAACTCTTCTTTCCAAGACCATATAATACTCCAAGAAAGATAGTTTTAAAACGCTTTCTCCACATTTTTTTAACAGCTTTCTGGAGTTTATCAAAATCATCACCTAAATATAATTTTGCACTGTATATATAAATATCTTCCCCTTTTTGAAATTTATCAATTAAATCCGGATCTTCACTTGCAAATCCTGCTGCTTTAACTTCTGCTGAGGATATATCAAAATAAGTTTCTACAAACCCTTCATCTATTCTGTTTCCATATTCATCATAGTGATATGGGGGAATAATACAATCTTTTAGGTCTGAATGAGAGATAATAGTATGAAATCCTGAAGACCATCTCTTACTAGATTTTGTATTAACTTCATAATGTACGAAACATTTTTCCACTGCTCCAGGTTCTCCTGGATCTGCCTCTCGAATAGGAATATGATCTTCACCTTCAATCACCCATTTATTATTAGCTTTAAACATTCCATCTATGTATGTTGACAATACTTTTGCATATTTTTTATAGAGAAGATAGTTTATAGTAAATTTTCTCATAAAATAGAAATTCTCTTGCAAATCTTGTTCTTGAAATGGAATACTGTATAAATCATATTGACTATTGAGTTCATTAAAAAATTGTGTTTGTGTAGTAAATCCTATAAAATCTGCCCAAACATCTTTAACTGGATGAACATCTTTTGCTGTTTCTACATCTATTCCTCCTTTCCAAAATTGTAATGCTAGGTTGAATATTTTAATAGGATATACTCCTTGATAAATCCCATCTTCTGGAATATTACAATACTTTTCCCATTCATACATAAAATGATTAAAAGCATCTCCAATATTATTTATTCCTAGGTTTTTGAAGAAATCTTCTTTTTTATCTCCTGGAAGTTGTTGTATGCTTTCAGATAAGGCAGCTATAAATGATGATTCTTTTTGATAAAGTTTATACATTTCATCTACAATCTCATCATTTTCAATAGGACTTTTACATTTAAAATAATTATTACTTATAAATGTTGAATAATCTAAAAGATTGAATTCTTGTCCGAATCCTCTTATTGTATCTGGAATATTATTTATATCATTTAATTGATTTCTACTTATATTACATAATTCTAAATATGCTCTTTCATAGTATAAATACTTTTCAAGTTCTAAGTGCCTTTCTGAAATCTTTATTTTATCTAATCCTAAAAGAAGAGATAATTTTTCTGAAATAATACCTAAAATTTTCTTTTTTCTGGAAATTCCTTGATCTATTTTTCCTTTAAATTTGGTTTCAATCATGGAATCTTTAACAATATCTATGAATTTTTCTGCAAAATTTTCTCCATACGTCATTAATAAAGACCCTTCATTTAAACCTGTTTCATAAGCATCCATTGAGTCTATATTATTAGTAAGTATGAATTTTGCGATCTCTAAAGAATTACCATTAAAGAAATTATTATTCTCAAGTAATATTCTACAAGTTTGATTATATTTCTTTATATCAGCCATTAATTTAGAATGTTTTTTCATTTTTATCATACATCTAGCTGTAGCTGTATAAGTAATTCCCCATGCCATCATTCTATGACATTCTTTCTGATACTTAAGACGGTATGGTTCGTCTATGTATAAACCAGACGAATGTAATCTTGCTCCCAATCTAGAATTATCAAGAAAGGTTTGAAAGGCTTCTTCAGAATACGTATTTTTTCTTGCTAAGTATATTTGAAGAGTATAAAATGCATCTAGATTACAGTAATAACCAAGAATATCACTTGGAATATTCATAAATGGACAACCAAAATATTCTGATATTAAAATTTCAAATTCTTGAATATAGTTTGGATATAAAGAACATATCATTTCCCATTCTGGTGTGTTTTTATAATTATCTGGAGTTACTTTTAGGACTTTTTTTCTCTCTTTCTTTGTTTTTCCTACTGTATCAAAATACATCTTATCCAAAAGATCTCCTAGTCTATCGAAATCTGTATCCCAAACTGTGGCTTCTATTACATTTTGAGCTGTCCATTTTAAAGAATATTTTTTTAAATGATTTCCATCTAGAACATTAATAATTCCTGCATCACAAAGATTATATAAGTCCACAAACTTAAGCATACGATGAGATACTTGAAATTCATATTGTTGATTAAATACCCAAATATTATTCATCCTAGTTTCAAGTATTTCCCTAAATACTTCTAGTACGTATTCATACTCTTCTTTGATAGAGTATCTTCTTAAGTCTGTAAAAGATATAAATGCTCCAAATAGATTATTACATAAAGAAGCACCTGATATTTCAAACCATTTATCTAATGGCATACCAGAAGCTTCATAGTCAAATCCTAGAGGTTCATTTAATGGCAAACACTTAATCCATTCAAGAAACTTTAATGTCTCTTGATATGTATGTAATACTTTATGTTTAAACCATGAAAAATTTCTATGAGTTGTAAATTCTGGGCTCATAAAATCTTGGATAACTGAATCTTCTGGAAATCCTGAAATACACTTTACAAATGCACCTCCTTCTATACTTAATCTCCTCAATTTAGAACAATCAAAGTAATTTTCATTACGTATCCCAAAATGATAATATTCTTGGAGATACTTAAATGGTTCTGCTCCAACTAAAAGAACTGCATCGTTATTACCAATTTTTAGTATTCTCTCTTTTTCATACTTAGGCATTGATTCTAATCCTTGAAGGGTATAAATTTCATTTCCAAGATTAGAGCCGTAATACCTAGTATAATCCTTTGTCTCGTTTTGATCGATTAGGGTAATTCTTCTACACATATTAAAATTTATGAAAATTAATTTATAAAATATTATTATACTACTGGTTTATAGGATTTCCAGCTTCCTTTATACATATATAAGAATTTCAGTTCATTTAGATAAACGTTCTTTTAAATCAAGAGGGTAAAGTTGAAATAAAAACTGAAACTAAATATCTTTATAGATTTAGTGCTAATCCAATGTCTTTGAAATTTAAAGCCTCCGGAGGAACATTACAAACTAATATATCATCCAATAGAACTAAATATACAAGAACTTCCACGGATGGAGGTAATACTTGGGGTAATTGGGTAGCTAGCTCTCCAGAAGGAGTTAGTGATTATACAGAAACAGTATCAGGAGATGGATTTACTTTTGGAGGTAGTGGAGGATATGTTACTGCTTATGAGAATGATTATCCTTCTAAGAGATATGGAAAACTAATTTTAAAACAAAATAGGCCTACAGGAGAAACAATAGATCCAGATAGTTCTTATCACACTATAACTATAGATCTTGAACAAGAAGCCGGAGAAAGTAATATAGTCGATCTTGTCTTTACTGTTTCAAATGATACTGGTAATTTTATAAGTGGATTATCTATTTGGTATACATTAGATGGAAATACAAATACTATATTTACTGCTGCATCTATAAATCCTGGTGAATCTAGAGGAGGGCATGCAGTAGTACCCAAAAACACAACAATAAGATGGTCTGCTAGTGTTCCTTGGAGAGTATCTCCTGCGAATGGATACTATTCAAAGGATGCTTCTGAAAATTTCTCAATTCACTCTTAAGTATTAAAAGTTATGAATACATCATTATTAGCACTAAAATTTCCAGAACCAGGGCTAATTGAAGATTGTATTTGTTTCAGGTCGTCATGATATGCATACCAAACTCCTGAAGAACTCCATGAAAAAACATTATAATCATTTGCTACTTGTATTGAAAAAGTTTCTGTATCTCCTGGTAAAACTCCTGAACTAGATATTTCTTGAGTACCATATACAAAACCATTACTTATCAAGGTAAAATGAGCCCCATAAGGTTTACTTGGATTTCCACTCCAAGTAACAATAAAGTTAACATAAATGGCTTTTGCATATTGTTCTAAAGGAACGTTTATTTCCTTATATATGTTATAAAAAATTAATTAACAAATGGAAATAAAAAATTTAACATTTTCAGAAATTAGAAAGTCAGGAAATCTACTATTTGAAAGTATACGTGGATCTCATTTATATGGACTTAATACAGAAACCTCTGATATAGATACTTTTGGAGTTTTCATAGGTCCTTCCGAATGGTTTTTAGGTACTGGAATTGAAAAACAACAAATGATTAAGTCAGATAAATCTGATGATTATTGGGATGAGTTAGAAAAATATTTTCGAGAACTTGGAGAATCAAATCCAGAAGCATTAATTTCATTGTTTACTCCACAAAAATTTATTCTACATTTTAATCCAATACTTCAACCATTATGGGATATTAAAGAGACATTAATTACAAAGAAATGTTTTAAACCTTTCGCTGGATATGCTATAAGTCAAATAAAAAAAGCAAAAGGTTTAAAAAAGGCAATAAATATAGATCCAGATCAGGTAAAAATCAGAAAAACACCACTAGATTTCTGTCAAGTTCCGGTTGGAATTGGTACTTGGACATTAACTAAGTATTTAAGAGATAATAATCTTAAACAAGAATATTGTGGTATTTCTAGACTTCCTGGAACAGTAGAATCATATGCATTGTTTTATGATTGGGCTGCGGATCCTAATTATTATCAAGAAGGAAAAGATGTGATTGGTTATAGAGGTATTCTTAGTCAAACTGACTCTCTTAGTAGTCAACTTAGAGTTTCTAGTATTAAATTTAATGATAGAGAAAAACCTTTATGCTATTTTCAATTCAACTCTGGAGCTTATAGTCAACACTGTACTGATTATAAACGTTATTGGGATTGGGTGAAGAATCGAAATGAATCTAGATTTCAACTTAATAAAGGATATGATTATGATTCTAAAAATATTCAACATTGTGTTAGAATTTTAACCATGGCGACAGAGATAGCTCAAGGAAAAGGAATGATTTTAGACAGAACAGGAATAGATCGAGATTGGTTATTGAAGATAAAGAATCATGGAGTTCCTTATAATGAAGTAATGGAATATGTAGAAAACTTAGAGGAAACTATGAAAGAGAATTTTGAAAAATCTAATCTCCCTGAAAAACCAGATTTAGATGTTCTAGAAAAAATATTAATAAAAATAAGAAAAACTCATTATGGATTTATCAAAATTTAATTCTCAAAATCATTTATATAAAATTACTGAAAGTACTTGTAGCAGTTTGTATAAAATTTTAACTATTCTAGAAGATAACGATATTTTATATACAATTGATGATAGTTATGAAGATTCTATTATTTTAGAATGTAAGGATTATTTCAAAGTATTTCATAATATGAAAAAATTTCTTGATGTTTTTGGAAAAATTAAAAGAATATATAGAAATAGGCAATATGAAGAACTTGAAAATACTCCTTTTCTTGATAATAATGATTTTTTAATATTTAATGAGAATAATTTAAAAATAAATCCGTTTAATGGCTCTTGGATATTTGAAGATCAGTCTGGAGATTTTAAAACTGGGATATTAAATTATATTCAAGGAAATAGATCTAAATATATTGACTTATCTTTTGGATTAAAAACTATCTTGGATATTGGATTGATAGATTCAAGGATAATCAAAGATATACTAAATAGAAATATAAAAGAAAGAAAAGGGTTAATTGAAATCCTTTTTTCCAGATTAAAAGTTAAATATACTTCTGAAAATCCAGAAAGTATTTTTAATGATTACTTATCTAGTCAGAATGGTAATTATTCTAGATGTATTCCATTTCATGATAAAGAAAAGAATGAATTTGGATACTGGATTTGGACAAAAAGATATATTTCTAATGTTGGAAAAAATATATTTCCAGAAGGAGAACTGATTATGAGTGACTTAGAGACTTGGGAAATTCCATTAGAAAATTATTACTCTAGTGGAAATAATTGTAGTATAATCACCTTCTCAGGAATAGATAGAGTAAGGGTGAATTATTCTCCCAGTAAATTTCTTCAATTGTTAGATGTATCCTCATTAGAAAATAGTAAGTCAAGAATATTCCTTACTTTAGCATATCCAGAAATAACTCCTAAAAATTATGAACAACTTGATGTTTCTTTACAAAAAGAAGTAGCATTAATATTTAAACTACTTAAAGATCGTGGATATATTACTGGAAATCAACAAGAAGATATATTATATAACCTAGAGAAATGGAAAAAGATTGGAATAATATAAAAACAGTTCTTGGGATTAGATTGTATAGGGAAAATGAAAGGAATAATTATTTTTTAATAAATTTTCTAGATAAACATCAAAATTACTACTCAATAATAAAAATTAACAATGATTATTTTATATTAATAGAGTTTGTTATAGTATTTGAAGATTATTTCAATAAATTTTTCAAAAATACAAATTGGGTTAATAGATTTTATGAACTTTCTTACAAAGATAAAGAAATAATTAAAAAATTACATTACCACGAATTATTTAAGTATTCAGATACTGTTACAAATTACTTTACTGTTGAAGTAAGTAAGAAACATATGAGATTAAAATTTTCTCCTAAATACCCAGATAACTTTTTGAGAGAAAAATCTATAGATTTTTCCAAAATTACACCTGATATGTATAGCTTATGTACTGATATTATTTTAAATGGATTTTATAAGTATTATCGAAGAGGTTACATAAAGAAGTTTAATCTAAAATTACATGAATTTATAACTGAAAATTTATAAAAAAATATTAAAGACTAGTAGATTTAGTTTCTACTAGTCTTTTTAAACGTTCCTTTATATCAAGATATAAAAGAGATTTATATAAGCATTTATGACAATCATTATGATAGTGATTTAAGTATTGGGTATTTATATTGTAGTAGTAGTGAGCCCGTACCTACTACAATTACTGTTATTGGTAGATATACTTTTTATAATAGTTATGGAAAGTATTTTAAACAAAGTTTCTCAATCACTATAAGTAAAGGTTATACAGATAGTAATGAGTTTGTAAGATATAATACAAATGATAACGAGTATGTGGAAGATCAAGAAATAAC